ATTGGTTGGATACAAAGGTTCGAGCGAGGCTGATGCAGCAGCGTTCTATTGCCCATACATTCCATTGATGAGCAGTGGCGTTGTTTTAGATCCATCAACATTTGAACCAGTCGTATCATTCATGACACGTTATGGTTATGTTGAGTTGTCAAATACTGCATCTAGCTTGGGTAACGCCGCTGACTACTTAGGTAAAGTTGGTTTAGGATCAACATACCAGAACGTTAAGTTCAGCTAAATCGAACCTACTAGGTTTATTAGTAACAAACAAAGGGATCTTCGGATCCCTTTTGTTTTGATTAAATACTAGATGACAACAACTTCTTTTATTTTTCCAGCTACAGTTAATCAAGTTTCGATCCCTAACGAAATAACTGGATGGAATTCTATCCCGTGGCACAACTTAGATTTAGTAGTATCAACTGATTCTTATGCATCTACTACAGAAGGATTGTATACTATTAGCGGCTTGTGGATGGAAAAGTTTTTAACTAACACTAATCAAATATGGTTAACTAATTTTCATATTCCTAACACTGGCCGCACTATTGCTGGCATAGAATTTCAGTTAAATGTAAAACGTCTTGCTAGAATAGAAGATTTAATTGTACAGTTAACTTATGATGGAGATTTAATAGGAGATAATCGTGCAAGTACTATAAATCCTGTGCAAAGCAACATGTACACAGGCGACTTTGACGCTCCACCAGTACCACTTGCAGATTATAATATCTACGGAAGCCCTACCGATTTATGGGGAGCAACTATAACAAATGCAATGCTATCGGACCCGTCGTTTGGTGTTGTAGTAAGCCTTAAAAGTAATCAGATTTACCCGCACAGAGATTTAGCACTGGTTAACCAAGTTGCATTAAGAATCACCTACGCATAAATACATAGTACGACTCACATGGGGTGAGTTTTATGCAGAAATCCAACTGCGTACGGCCTAGAACGCCGTTTTTCTATTAGGAGAAAACAAAATGGGACGTCCCTTAAATAAAAAATATTTTGGTAACCGTAATATTGGTACCAATCGCCCAACTGATGATATGATCGGTGGTCAAGGCGTAGGAAGTGTTAGCCAACCAAGTGGCGGCGCTGGTAGCTTTGTTGTTAACCAGACATATCAAAACTTTCCAACACTAACAGCATCAGCACCAACTATTGCTAACGGTACAACAGCAGTTCTATCGCCAGTGTTTGAAATTGAAACAGTTACATACGCATCAGGTGGTGCAACAGGCTACGCTAACGGTCTATCAACCAGCATCTCAGGTATGGGTGGTGGCGCTGTGGTCAACATCGTGCTAACAACTGGTGCAGTATCATCTGTTAACTTGACTGGTGGCAACCGTGGCGAATTCCGTCGTGGTGATATTACTGGTGTTGGTCTTACTACATTTAACGTAAGACAAACTCCTAATGCTGGTACAGACTTGCAAATCAACGTAACTTTCCGTGTTAAGCGTATTGAAGTTACTAATAGCGGTTCAGGTTATGTTACAGCTCCATCATTGTCATGGGGTGGACATACATTTACTGGTCAAACAGCTCCATCGTTGAACGTTGTAACAATGGCAACAGACACTGGTGCAGTTGGTTCTGCAACATATGAAGAAAATGCTATTATAGCATGGGCATATACTGGCGGCCAGTTTGTTGAAGTTGACTTACAAAAACAAATTTCAACAAAACGTTATCGTTTCAACAAGACAGGCGAAGTAAGTCGTGTTGGTGTTGAAATTGGTCGTATTCGTTATGACCACGTTGCGGACGGTACTGGCGGATATACAGCGGCTCAAGGTAAAGAACTAAACATTTTTGCTACTGACGCTTCTGGCGGAACATACTTAGTTCGTAAGTTGTACAACCGTACATGTACTTTGTATCCATTTGCAGTTGGTAGTTCTCTTGCTACTGCTACTGGTTTACCACAAAGTTCAGCAGGTACATTGTACACACGTGGCGAACAAGTTAAATGGTCTTTCGCGGCAGCTTCAGCTGGCGTTGTACAGATTCAAAACGCTTAATATAAAAATCGGGGACTTCAGTCCCCGTAAGGATTATTCATGTCAAGAATTTTAAAAGTTAGTGGTGGTGATTACAGACTACAAGTACAAACAAGTGGCAATATTATATTGGACACACAAAGTACTTCAGGTACAGTCACGGTCATTGGCAATCTTGATGTAAAAGGAAATGTTTCGTACATTGAAAGTACAAACACACAAATTACTGATAATATAATTCAACTTAACATTGGACAAACAGGCAACGGTATCGGTGCCGCCAACAGTTATGTATCAGGTATTGAGGTAGAGCGCGGCAATTATAGTCCAGCTCAAATTATTTTTAACGAACAAGTAACACACTACGATTCGTTCACTAGTTCTAATGTAAGCGGAACTTGGAGTGCAAGAACTGCTGATGGTAAGTTAAACGGAATTCAACTAAGAACAATTACTAGCGATGGACTTTCTGATATCATTTTTGATATGCAAAATCAAAATCCGGTATTAAGAATTGCCAATACTAACAACTATTACTTGCGTATGCAAGATCCAAACGATATTCCAAACTTACAGTACATACAGAACTATGTTTTAAGTACATATACAACTGGAGTACCGGGTGTTGCGATTGTTGACAGAGTAATGTATCCAGCACAAACTGGAACAACTTTAGCAAATGCACAAAGTTCTTTGGAAGTAAACGCTACAAATATTGTATTTCAAGTAGCACAAGCAAACGTAGCTGTAATAAGTACATCAGGTGTAGCATCTGGTAATGTACAAGTAGGCGGTAACAGCACACCTAACACAATTACAAACACAAGCTCAAACAATTTAATTTTAACTGCAACCAATGGTAACGTTGAAGTAAACGCGGTAGTAAATTTAGATAATCAATCTAGTGATCCAACATACGCTTCGGGCAAAACAAAGTTATATTCAAGTGCCACAGTTGGCCCTGCTAATACTGGAATTTACTTTACAAATTCTGCCAATCAAATACCTGATGAATTGATAAGTAGACGTAGAGCAGTTCTGTTGAGCATATTATTATAAGGAACAAACATGGCAATTCAATCGTATCAGATAGGTAGTGCAAACACAAACTATACAGTTTACACCAGTACAACTAGTGGAAGCCAGATTGGTAATGCTCTTACAACAATGATCATTTGCAATACAAGTAGTAGTACAACAGCAACAGTAACTATGTATGCAGTTACAAACGGTAGTTCTGCTTCTACAACCAACATGATTATCAATGCCTTGAGTATTCCAGGCGGAGAAACTGTAAGTTTAGATCAAGAAAAGTTAGTTTTAGGTTCTGGCGACTTTATTGTTGCATCGTGTAACCAAGCTAATCTTTTATCAATAACAGTGAGCACAATTCCAGTATAATGAGATACTTAAAACGTCAAACTCTTAATCGCAGAATTGCAAACGATCCATCTTTGTATGTTGATACTAAAGATGTTAATGTTATTATGGGTGTTACAAACAGTCTAGTATTACCTAAAGGCGGCACTGCACAACAACCTGGCTATGCTGGAAATACAGATACAGCAACTCCTATTAACGGAATGATTCGCTATAATAGCGACACTGATCAGTTTGAAGGATATCAAAATAACGCATGGCGTACATTTAGATTTAAAGAGTCTGTTGGCATTGTACAGCAGAATTTAGGTGCCGGCGACAGTAATAACTTATACTTTGGACCATTAAATCCTGCACCGCCTAGCACAGTTCAAAGTGGTAGCTCGTGGGGTGGTCAAAACATTTTAGTTGTAGTTGAAAACGTTCTTCAGTTGAATAACATCAACTATACAGTTGTACAAAACCCAACACTTCCAGCAGAAACATACACTCCAACTACAAGTTTTGCGGCAACAACTGGCTCTACAGTCTTGTACTTTAATACTAGTCTAAATGCTACAAGTGCTAGCTGGACCGGCAACGTAGCAACAATTACTTTTGCTACACAATTACAAACTCCGTTTGCTGTTGGGTCAAGTATTATTGTAACAGGTTTTAGTCCTAGTGGTTATAACGGTACATTTACTGTCACTGGCGGCACAACCAGTACAGTAACTTATGCGTTATTATCAAACCCAGGATCATTTCAGTATGCTGGTGCTGTAACAAGTAGTGCGGCTGTATTCCCAGCAGTAAACATTACTGGTGCCACAGTAACTGGTACAAATATTCAGTCAAGTACAACAGTTGTAAGCTATACAACTGATCCAAATACCGATGCTTTAACCAGTATTACACTGAATAAAGCAACTGTAACATCTACTATTGCTGTCAATACTACAATTACTATTGCTGAAAGCACACAATCTGGTTCAGGCTATTACTTGAAGTTCAGTACTCCGGTTCCTTATGGAAAAGTTGTTATAGCACTGATCGGCTTCGATCAATAATCGGAGTAATTTATGGCCCAAATAGGTAGAATTGGCGGCCCACTACTAGCAGATAACTTACTACGCAATGGTTCTAATATTGCGTTTGAAACCAGTCTCTTATACGTAGACGTTGTTAATAATCGAATAGGTATTAACACTTCTAGCCCAGGTGTTGACCTGTATGTTGCCAATACTATGGATACTGATATCATGTCGGTAGCTTCATTTATTGAGGTTAATGGCAATAGTATCCTGGCTGGAAACATCTTCTATCATTACTTTGGTAACTTAGTATTACAACCAGATCAAACTACTAATCCTACAATTACAACGCCAGCACTAGCAACCGACGGACTGTACATTGCAGGAAATGCAATCTTAAACGGACTAAATTTAACAGGTACTATTCCTGATGATTTAGTATTAACTCCAAACGGAACTGGCCAACTTATATCAAACAGCGATGTTTTAGTTAATGCAAACTTACACGCAACTGGAGATATAACATTTGACGGCAATGTTACACTAGGTGATGCAAGTACTGATAGAATTACTATTACCGCTGAAGTTAAGAGTGATATTTTACCAAGTGCAAACAATACATATAAATTGGGTTCATCTAGTTTAAAGTGGAATTCTTTAAATGCTAACGCTTTAAATGTTAATTCTATTAGTCCTAGTTCGCTTACTGTTACAACATTAAATGCCGGTAATTTATCAATCACTGGCACCACAATTACTAATACATTAACAAATACTAACTTAAACTTTACACCCAACGGCACTGGTCAAGTATTAGTTAACGGCAGTCCTGTACAGTATGTTAATGGGAATAATCTTGTAAATCCGTACCCCGGAACTGATTTAATTTTTGGATCTATTAATACAGGTGTTAGTTCTGGGCACTTTAAATTTAGTGGAACATCGGGTGTTGTAATACCTAACGGTACTTCTACACAATATCCAAGCAATCCTGAAACTGGTGCAATACGATATAATACTCAGGTCGGTTATGCTGAGATTTTTAGTGGAACACAGTGGCAAGCCGCCGCAGGTGTTGCAAACAATGCCACGGTCAACGATGTGACCGATGTGTCAGTATTATACTCCATCCTCTTTGGGTTTTAAACCAATTAGCTAAATACTATTACTGTAAGATTTGACCAAAATCTTACGATATCCGACTGTGGTAAACCCGCAAAGAGCCCTTAGAGCAAGGGATGAAAATGAGGTTATCCGTGAAACGCGGTGTACTAAGGAGCGTAAATGGCTGTTGGTCGTATTTCGGGTCCGCTCTTAAAGGATAACCTCCTTCGCAACGGGGTTAACTTAGCCTTTGAGACGAACTTACTTTACCTAGATGTTGTAAACGGCCGCGTGGGCATCAATACAGCAACGCCTTCAAACGATCTTAGTGTTAATGGTACCACAACAACCAACAATTTATTTGCTAGAACATCAGCAACAGTCGGAACATTCACACTTACTGGAAATACATTATCCAGCACCAGCAGTCAAATTAATTTATTACCTCAAGGTAGCTATCCTGTAGTATATCAAGGTACAATTAATGTTGGCAATTTAGCAATCACAGCTAACAGTATTACAGCTACAAATGCTAACGGCAACCTTATTTTAGCAGGATATGGTGCTGGACAAGTTCAAATTGCATCAAATACTTTAATTAACGGTAACTTACACGCTACTGGTAATATTACTGCTGACGGAAATATTCAACTTGGTAATCAAACATCTGATACAATTAGCTTCACAGGCGAAGTTAATAGCGATATTTTACCAAGTGCAAACAACACATACAATTTAGGTTCAAATAGTCTAAATTGGAACAATGTATATGCTACAACAGCAACAGTTAGTTCTGTATCAGCAACAACTGTAACAGCAACAGATTTCCAAACTGCTGGTATTGATATCAGCGGAACTACAATTAGTACGCTAGCGGCTAATAGTAACCTTAATTTTGTTACTACTGGTACTGGCGGTATCGTTTTAAATAATTTAAAATTTTATCAAAATACAATTACAAATATATCGCCCGGCGCAGTAACTAGCTTTACAGAAACAGCTAAAGTAGTTACATTTACGGGAAGTATTGCTAATGGTACAGCCGTTACATTTACAGGAAGCATTAGCGGATCAACACTGACAGTTACATCAACTCCGTCAGGAACAGGACTAGCAGTTGGATTAGTTATTGGCGGTACAAGTGTATTAGCTGGCACATATATTACAGCAAATCTTACAGGAACTGGCACAAGTTCTAGTAGCACTTGGACTGTAAGCAACAGTCAAGTAGTTGGATCGGAAGCAATGACTGCGGTTCAAGTTACACTAACTGTTACAGGATCTCCATCTGGAACGATACAAAACGGTATGTTAATTACTGGTGGAACTGTTGCAACTAACACTAATATTATTGGATTAGGTAGCGGTTCAGGTAGCGCAGGAACATATTACTTGGGAGTCGCGCAGACTGTTGTATCTTCTAGTTTAACTGGTACAATTACTGGATTTGTAAACTTTTCAGGAACTTACGGTGTTGTAATTCCAACAGGTAACGGCACAACAGATAGACCAAGTTTAGCAACAACTGAAGTTGGTATGATTCGTTTTAATACAGACCAACAATATGTTGAAGTTTACAACGGAATTGTATGGACAAGTATTGCTGGAGCCACTAGTGGTGTAAGTATTAATTCAGCTACTGATATCGCATTAGGTATCGTCTTGAGTTTAGGATAAACAATGACTACAGCATTTAAGAATAAATTAACAACAAGTCTAGGCGCAGGCCCAGCAACAGTTATGACTAGTAACGCTAGTGCTAATACTACAGTTATTGGTTTTAGTTTGACTAATACTACAGCGTATTTTGTCACAGTTACAGTACAGTTACAAGATACAATCGCAGGAACTTCATCATACTATATTAGTAATGTAGTAGTTCCAGCTAACCAAAGTTTAAGAATAGTTACAGGCGGCGAAAAATTAATCTTAGGGCCAAGCACTAATGTTATAATAACCACAAGTATGGCTAATAGTCTCGATTTAGTAATGAGCTACGTTGAGATCAGTTAAGGAGCAAGATAATGGGACCACAGTATGTCGGAGCAGTTGCTGAACAAGGATTGTTTGGTGATAACAAAAGATTTTTCTACGCATTATACAGAGATGACGTTGGAAACTTGTACTATTGGAAAATTGATCAACTAACAGACACCGCAGGTTACATTGTAAATAACCCCGGGCTTGCTCAAAACGACTTCCAAGAGTTTGAATACGGCGTTGACTTTTTTGACGGACGTTTAGCAACGGACCACAGTCGCCCATACACTAACTTGGCATTTGATCAATATCGTTGGGATAATCAGAACATCAATTATTATATTAGTACAGCATCAGGTGCAAACAAAGGACAGTTTGTAGCTAGAGTAAATCAACCATATACTTACGCTGCCGGACAACAAATATCATAATTAAAGAATAGAGGAATAAAACATGGCAGAGTTTAAACTAGCTAGATTGCGTTTTACATGGAATGGTACATGGTTACCAGGCACTGTGTATAACCGAGACGCGATCGTTCAGTATAACGGTAAGAGTTACGTATGTCTAGTACCAAACACTTCTAGTACAGTATTTGAAACAGACTTAAATGCACCAATCCCAATTTGGAGTTTATTGATTGATGGTAAACAATGGAATGGTGCTTGGGTAACTGGAACAGCATACGGTGTAGGCGATATCGTTACATACGGCGGAGCAGTTTATATCTGTAGTACTAAAAATGTCAGCACTACATTCACAGCAGATCAAGCAAACTGGACTATCTTAGTTCAAAATGACAAATGGGAAGGCGCCTGGACAAACAATACAGCATATGGTATTGGTGATATTGTTAGTTACGGCGGCATTGTTTATCGTTGTTTAGTTGACCATACTTCTTTAAATCAGTTAGATGCTAATCCTTCATACTGGGCAGTATACGATAACGGTTTAAATTACAAAGGCAATTTTACTTCAGCTACAAATTATAAGTTAAATGATATTGTTAAAGTAAACGCAGAATTGTTTATTTGTACAACTGCACATACATCAGCTGGCGGATTTAATCCTGCAAACTGGACATTATGGATGCCTGGCGAAGACTGGAAAGGCAGCTGGGATACTGCTGTCATGTATCAGATTGGCGATATTGTCAGTTATGGCGGCTACGATTATGTTGCGGTTACTGCTAACAATATAGCAAACAACCCTGCCGCTTCAGTAGGTGTTAACTGGAATACCATTGCTACTGGCTATAGTTTCCAAGCTGAGTGGCAATCTAGCACAACCTATAGAGTTGGTGCAGTAGTTACTAGACACGGTCAAGTGTTTGATGCGACAGCAGATAACACTAATCAAGACCCTACTGGCGGTTTAGCAGTTGCGGCCACTTATAACCCAACTGGTAGTAGCGGTACAACTCTCAACGTTACTGGTGTTTACTTAATTCAAATTGTTCCTGGTATGACTGTCACCGGTCCTGGTTTTACTAGCGGTCAAACAGTAATTAGTAATACTGGAACTGCTTATGCGGCAACTATTGTACTAAGTGCGCCTCCTGAAGGCACACCAAGCTCAATGAGCTTTGTAGGTATCAACCAAGGATTCTGGAAACTAGTAACACCTGGTGTATTCTGGAAAGGATTCTGGGCACAAAACATTAACTATGTATTTGGTGATTTAAGTGTATGGCAAAATGCAACATATCGTTGTATTCAAGGACATACAAGTATTCCAGCATTGCGACCTGATTTAGATACTAATAATCAATATTGGGTAGTTTATTTGTACCATGCACGTCGTAACGCTGGACAAACAACCGGTGACTTGACAACAAATAGTAACGGTTCAAACATTGCACTACCGATTGGTCCAAGTACTTACAGCTTAAGAGCTACAAACAATCTTCCAGGCTGGAGATATATTACTCCATTAGCTAACGTATATTATGTAGATACTGCAATTGGTCAGGATATTAGCACTTGCGGAACAACTTATGACCAACCTTGGAAAACAATCGCATACGCTTGCCAAGTTTTATTAGCAGGAACACAAAATAAAAACGCTGAAAGTTTCTTAATAGCAAATAAGAGTTTTATTATTGCAGAAATGTATCAGTGGATGTTGTACCAAGTGGCACAACAAATTTCTCCGTTCACTTCTTCATCAGTATTTGATGCTACTAAAACTCAACGCGATGCTGGATTTGTTTTAGATGCAATTATCTATGACCTAGCCCGCGGTGGAAATAGTCAAACAGTTGCGGCAACATTAGCTTATTTTAACACAGCCGGTACATACTATAACTCAGCAGTCACAACAGAAATTTCTTATTTCACAGCATCGTTAACTTATTTAGGCACGCTAGTTCAAAACGTATTGAACAATACTGCGCCAGCTGTAAGCTATCAATTGGTTAATAATGTGGCTGCAGGAAATAGAATCAGTCAAGTAATCAATAATAGCACAGCAGTTTCTGAAACAGGATCGACTACGCCAGCAACTGGAAGCACTATTAACGTAGGTAACTATGCTAACATTGCATGGACATTAAATGGTATTCAAAATCAACAATTAAATTTAGTAAGAGGCGCAACATATTATTTCTATCTAAGTCTTGCAGGTCAAACATTTAATATTCAAACTACAAGCGGTGGTTATGTTTCTGCTAATCAATGGACACAAGGTGTAACTGGTAACGGTTCAACTACTGGTACTGTTACATTTACAGTTCCATTCAGTGCTCCAAATAGATTATATATTCAAGATTCATCACAGCCAACGTTGTTTACACAACTAAACATTTATGATTCTAGTGCTACAATCACTAATCAACCAAGTGCAGTTTCAGCGGCCTCTACTCTTGTAAGTATATTAACTACAGCGTTGAGTACACAAACTACTGCGGCAGTTCCAGCACCTAACACAGGTATTAGTGCAACAATTTTTGTTAAGACAGGTACATATAACGAGTCATTACCAATTGTAGTTCCAGCTAACGTTGCAATTTATGGCGATGAATTGAGAGGTGTAGTAGTACAACCTAAAGTTATTGTCAACACATATACAACTCAGAATACATCAACTAAATTTATAGTAACTACTACTGCAAGTATGTATGATCAGTGCCCAGTTCAATTTGCCGGTACTGTGTTTGGTGGAATTACCATTGGCCAAACATATTATGTTGTTGGATCATCTATAACTCCAACTACATTTAGTATTAGTGCAACACCTGGCGGATCAGTAATAGGATTAAGTACTGGTAGTCTTGGAGCAATGTATGTATATGGAGGCGATGCATTAAAGAATATGTTCTTAATGCGTAATGGTACAGGTTTACGTAATTTAACATTAAATGGTTTACTAGGTACGCTATCGGCTGTAAATGCATATCAAACAGCACGACCAACAGGTGGTGCATACGTTTCATTTGATCCGGGTACTGGCCCAAGCGACACTAGCACTTGGATTTATCGCAGAAGTCCATACATTCAAAACGTTACTACGTTTGGTCAAGGCTGTGTAGGTATGAAGATTGACGGTACATTACACAATGGCGGATTTAAATCAATGGTGTCTAACGATTTTACACAAATTGTTAGCGATGGTATCGGTATCTGGTGTTATGGTCCTGACTCTAAAACAGAAGCAGTTAGCGTGTTCTCTTATTATGCGTATGCTAGTTATTTTGCAGAAGCAGGCGGGCGTATTCGTGCAACCAACGGTAACAGCTCATACGGTACATACGGTGTAATTGCTGAAGGATACGACACTACAGAATCTCCAGCATCCGGAGTAGTATTCAATCGTTCAAGTCAAGTTCAAGCTAACGTTCAAAGTAGTTTAGGTTTAAATGCTACATTACTAAAATTAGCTTATGCCAACGCAGGTAGTGCATACAATACAACTACAACTAACATGTTGTATTATAGTAATAACCTAGTGAACCCAGTATGGTCACAAGATGGAACATTATCAATATTCCAAAATAGTATCGCACCAACTGGAAATGCAGAAGCATGGACACTAACTAGTACAACAGGAACAGCTGGACAAGGATACATTTATGAAAACGTTCCAATTCAACCAGCGGCTGCAATTTATAACGGGTTAACAGGTATTAACTTATCTGGCTCAGGTGTTAACGCAACCTTTAACATTACTGTAACAAGTACATCGTATGTAGTTACTGTGAACAACGGTGGTTCAGGTTATGTTGTTACTAACCAAATTTTAATCTTAGGATCTACACTTGGCGGCGTCAATGGAACAAACGATTTAACTATAACAGTTTCAAGCGTGGCAGGTAGTACAATTCTTACTGTAACACAAAGCGGTACAGTTCCAGCTGGCGCAAGTAAAACTTATTTTATCAGCACTTATATTAAACAAGGTAATGCACCGAGTGTTGATGTATACGCATTGTTTAGTGGTAGCATAGGTAACAGTGTAGGTAGTCATATGACATTTACATTCTCTACCGGGGTACTTACAGTTTCAAATACAAACAATCCATCAGGATATGCTAGCGGTGTGATTCCACTAGCGTTTGGCGCTATTCCTCAGACAACAGCTGGCTGGTATAGAATTTGGATGAGTGTTTACGATAGCACAGCCCAGAATAACATCTTACAGTACAGAATTTATCCAAGAGGATTTAACGGTAGTGCTGGTAATACTGTTGTTTACGGAAATCAAGTACAAACTGATAACAATACACTAAGCTATTATCTAGAAACACAAGGAACACAATGGACTGCCTATGCTAACTATCAAGTTACTGGATCTGGAGTTGGCGCAGTAGTAGTAGGAGACGAAATCCGCGGTGGTGGCGTATTCCAATCGTTTGTTAATACTGGTGGCTCAGGTTATCTAACATCAAGTAATAATGCTCAAGGTGGTACAGTTAATTCAATCATCTTATCACAATCTGATACAAATGCCGCAAGTAATTATATTGGTATGCGTATTTTCCTTAATTCAGGTACTGGTGTAGGACAATACGGTTATATTTCAACATACAATCCTACTACTAAAGTAGCTCAAGTGTTGCAAGAATCTTTTAACAACATAAACATTACTGCAACTAGTTCGAGCAATAATCAATTTACTCTAGCAGGCGGGTACGACACTACACAATTATATACTGGACAACTTGTACAATTTATTCCAACATATAATACTGCCGCTATTACGCAGACTAGTTATGGTACAACTGGTATTACAGCAATTACTGGCGGAATTACAAACGTATTGAGTATTGCAAGTACAGCAATTTTACAACTTAATATGCCAATTACATTTAGTGGCGCAGGCTTGCCATCGGCTAACTTGACAACTAATTACACATATTATGTTGCTAGCATTGCTCCTAACGGAACAGATTTTAGTATTACTACAAGCATTTACGGAGCTACATGGCCATTACAAACTCCTGCTAGTTATACTTCAGGCACAATTACAATGACATATCCAACTAATACTGGATACTTGTACGGTACAAATGCTACAGCAAACATGTCAGTTAATCAGCCAGTAGTATTTTCTGGATCATTAATTGGCGGTGTAAGTTCTGCTACTACATACTACATTAATGATATTTTTGATTCTAATACATTTACAATTAGTAATACACTAGTGACATTAACATGTACTGCTACAAGTAGTGCAACAAACGGCATAACTGTTGGATCGACAGCAAGTTTATCAACATTTAACCCAATTTATTTTACTGGTAATACATTAGGCGGATTAATTTCTGGAACAAAATATTATGTTGCTAGAATTTTAAATAGCACTGCATTTACAGTCACTACTAACTTAGTAGTAACTACTGCTACAGCAAGCGCATTAACTAGTAACTTGATTACTGTTGCAAGCACATCTGGATTCATTGCAAACCAACCAATTGTGTTTACAGGTCAGACTTTTGGTAATATTTCTGTTGAAACAACTTACTATATTCTAGCGATTAATAATGCTACTACATTTACAATTAGTACACAGCCTAATGGAAGTGCTGTTACATTGACTAACGGTAGTGGTAGTTTAATTGTAAGAACTAGTTCAGGAGATTCAATATTAAGCACAGGCGGCCCTGGCTCGTTTACTGGAACAACTACAAGTGTAAAACGTTTAGTTACATTTGGTTCAGGTACCATGAATGCTACACTATCTACTAGTTTATTTGGCGGAGTAACAGCAGGTACAAACTATTATATTGCAACTATTGGATCTAATTATTTTACAGTTAGTGCAAACGTTGGATTAAGTCCAGTACTTACATTAACATCTGCAACTGGTACTATGAGTATTGGTAGTCCAGGTTGGGACCATGTAATACCTGGAACTCCGGTTCCAACATCATTAGATACAACAACTATCTACTTTATTGAACCAAGACCAGTATTTGCTGATCCTCCGTTTACTCAAACTAGTGCAACATTAGTAGCACAAAGTATTGGTGTTAATTACATAGCAGTTGCATACGGAAATAATTATTGGATTGCGTTGCCAAGTGCTAATAGCACTGCGGCAGGTTCTAGTAACGGTTCAACATGGACAACTATTTCATTACCTATCAGCGGAACATGGACTGGCATTGCATACGGTAATAGCTATTGGGTTGCAATTAGTTCAGGATCTAATCAAGCATTGTATTCTGCGGCAGCTGGAGCAGGTTGGAAGACAAGTACACTACCGCAAACCACAGCATGGAGTCAAATTGCATACGGTTTTGGTATATTTGTAGCTATTGCAACAGGCACATCATTCTCAGCATATAGTACAAACTATGGCGCAACTTGGAGTGCAGGTACAGGCATGCCAAGCGGCACATGGTCTGGTTTAACATATGGTGCAGGCACGTTTGTGGCAATATCAAGTGCATCTGGAACTACTGCTTATAGTACAGATGGCAAAACATGGACACAAGGTTCTTTACCAAGTTCAACAACTTGGTCAAGTGTTACTTACGGTGCTGGAAGATTTGTAGCAGTTTCAAGCACAAGTAGTGTAACTGCATATAGTTTTAACGGTATCACATGGTATTCATCAAACTTACAAATTGCCGCAACTAGTGTGACATACGGTCAAGGAGCATTCTTAGCTGTAACATCAGGTGCAACAGGTGCGTATGTCAGCGATGACGGATTTACTTGGAAGTTAAAAACTGTTACAAACAATACTGTTGGTGCAGTGGCATTTGGTTATACAGCTAGTTCATACAACGGAGTATTTGTAACAGTTGGCGGACAAAGTACAGGAAGTAATATTTCAGCAGGTATTAGACCAAAAGGTCGTCCAGCGATTGTAAGTAATACAATTCAGACAATTAGCGAATGGGAGCCAGGATCTGGTTATACTAGTGCTCCATCACTACAATTTATTGATCCTAATGCTACAAGTATTGCAAGTGTAACACCTAGATTCAGTAACGGTGTTTTAGGAAATCCGACAATTGTTGTACGTGGTATTGGTTATAGTGTTAACTCAACTTATATTGCTATCAGTGGTAACGGTTATGCTAATTCATACCAAACTGGTTATACTTTAATTGTTAACGGATTAACATCCTTACCTAGCCCAGGTGCAAACTTAACGATTGCAGGCAATCCAAACGTATATAAGATTTCAAGTGCAACTGCAATTTTTGGAACAACTGCTCCAAACATTGAAGCAAACTTGCAGATAAATCCTAATATTACTACAACCTACAGTCCAGCAGACGGAACTGTAATTAGTATTAGAAGTAAGTATAGTCAAGCACGTTTAACAAATCACGATTTCTTAAATATTGGCTACGGAAATTTTGTTAACTCAAATTATCCAAATACACCACTTCAGGTAACTAACGCTATTGCGTCTAATCAAACTGTAGAAAACAACTTCGGTCGTGTGTTCTACACCAGTACTGACCAGGACGGTAACTTTAAAGTTGGTAGTTTGTTTGGTGTTCAACAGTCAACAGGTATTGTAACACTGAGCGCCGCAAACTTTGGATTAAATGGATTAAGCTCATTGAGTTTAGGCGGTATTGCAGTTGGTGGATCAAGTACTATTATTACACAATTTAGTACAGACGGTACTTTTGCGGCCAACAGCGATAGCGTAATTCCAACACAAAAGGCAGTTAAAACTTATTTGGCAAGTCGTTTAAGTCAAGGTGGTAGTAATACATTTACCAACCAGTTGGTTGCAGGTGTTGTAAGTTTTGGTAATCCAAACATAATCGGCGACCAAATTCCAAAAGGTTTACCATATTCAGCATTACAAGTTAATCGAAGAATGAAAATTCTTAGCGTAGACGGTAATTTAACCGCCCTAAATTACTTTATGTCGCACTCTTGGAACGTGGCAAACCAGGCACAGATACTTGGGCAGACTTTCACCCAGAATCAATCATAAGATAAATATTATCAGAGGATATAAAAAATGGCAGAATATTTACTAGGTAGAATTAAATTTGTATGGCAAGGTGCATGGACTAACGGTACTGGTTACCTAGTCGATGACGTAGTTAGCTATAACGGAAAAACATATATTTGCGTTGTAGCACATACGGCTTCAACTTTGTTTGATACAGATTTCCTAAACGTAGTTCCAAAATGGAACTTAATGTCCGATGGTATTACATGGGGCGGGTCTTGGGCAAATGCTACATATTACGATCAAGGGAGTTTGATCAAATACGGCGGTGTTGTATATGTTTGTACAACAGGTCATACTAGTGCGGCAAGTACCGCATCATTAGCTACCACTTCTGCTAGCTCAACTGGCGGAACAGCAACCTTAACATTTGCCAGTCAAGTAGTTCAGCCATTCTTAGTAGGTGCAACTATTACAGTTTCTGGAGTATCTCCAAATAACTTTAATGGAACATTTACTGTAACTTCATGCTCTACAACTCAAGTACAATATGCACTTGTTGGAACATACGGTCCACAATCACAAGCAGGTACAGTTGCAGGTACAAGTCAATTAGGTTTAGAATTAAACCAAAGCAGTTGGAATGCATTTGCTACAGCATTCAACTGGGCAGGTCCTTGGGCCGCGAATACTCGTTATAAGACAAGCGACTTAGTTAGCTACGGCGGGTACACATACATCTGTACAACAGGACATGTTAGTGCATCAACTGCTACACTAGGTTTAGAAGCTAACTCTGGTAACTGGCAAGTATTCAATGCCGGTATTTCATATATCGGTTCATGGAACACTGGCGGCGGTGTACGTTACAAATTAAATGACGTTGTAAAATACGGCGCTGACTTATGGATTTGTACAACTGCACACACATCTACTACAACATTCGATACTGCTAAATTTGCAATATTTATAAACGGATTTGAATTCGTAAACAGCTGGTCAAGCAGTGCAGTTTACGAAATTGGTGATACAGTAACTTACGGTGGTTATACATACGTAGCTATTCAAAACGGAACAAATCAAGTTCCAAGTACAGCCAGTACATACTGGCAACCATTCACTACTGGCTTCAGTTTCCAAGGAGATTGGTTAGTAGGAACTAGCTATCAAATTGGTAGTGTTGTTCGTTTAAATGGTTACACATATCTTGCTAAGGCTGACAACGTAGGACAACAACCTCCTAACAGCACTTACTGGTATCAATTAAACAGTGGTTTAAAATGGAGCAACGTACAACAGACTTATACTAACGTTGGTGGTACTAACGTAATTGGTACAGGTTCTGGTGCAACATTTAACATTGTTAGAAATTCTACAACATATTCTGTAACAGTAAATGCCGCAGGTACTGGCTATGCTGTTAACAACACAATTAAAGTTTTAGGTACAGCATTAGGCGGCCTAAGCCCAGTTAACGACTTAGTAATCACCGTAGCATCATTAACTTCCACGCCAACAACTAGCGGTGTTGCAACTATCACTACAAGTGGTATTGCTGTAAGCTGGACTAGTGGTACAGGTTATGTACTAGGTGACGTTGTACTGTACGGTGCAAACAGTTATATTTGCGTATTAGCTCACACAGCTGGAAGTGGAAATACACCAGTTGCAGACACAACTGGTACTTACTGGAACTTGTTATCGGCTGGTGCAGAATCTGCACAGTTAAGTGTAACAGGTGACATGTTCTATTATAGTGCTACAGGTCCTGCACGTTTACCAATTGGTAAAGAAGGACAAGTATTACGTGTACAAAACGGATTGCCAGCATGGCAATATTTTGGCCTAATCAACAACGTAGTTTATGTGTCTAATACACAAGGTACAGACCGTCCAGATTTTGGTATCACTCCTGAAAATCCATGGGCAAGTGTTCGTTATGCATGTCAACAAATTGAAGCAGGTTACTTAAACACTAACGCTGGCACATTGTTAACATTGAACAAACAGTTCATGATGAAAGAAGTTAACAATTATATTAAAGTTCAATATAGTGTTAACGTAACAGGTACATCAGGTACAACAATTACTGTTGGCGGGTCAAGTACTACTTCACAAGTAACTACTGCTAACTTAACTGCTGGCATGCCAATTATATTTGCCAACAGCTCAGGTAATATTGTTGCAGGTACAACTTACTATGTTGCTCAAGTAATTTCTGCAACAACATTTAACATTGCAACAAGTGCCGCAAATGCATTAGTTCCAACATTGTATACTGTTGGTACTGGTACAGCAAATACAGGTACATACGTTTACGATCCAGCTAAAGCAGAAAGAGATTCTGGTTTAGTAATTGAAGGCGCAATTTTTGACTTAACACACAGCGGTAATTTAAAAACAATTACTAATGCTAAATCATTCTTTACAGCAACTGGTAATAATTTAATCAGCGGTGTTAACAGTTATGATATTGCACCGTTTGTTAGTTCTTTAAGCTATCTAAATGGAACATTAATTCCTAATGTATTAGCTAATACTGCTCCATCTACTAATTATCAATTGGTATTGAATCCAACTATTGCAACAACTGGTACAAGTGCTACTGGTGGTGTTGCTACTATCACTTATACTGGTGCGGCATTTACTGTTGGTAGTTTTATTACAGTTTCAGGCGTAACACCTACAGCATATAACGGAACTTGGCAAGTTACTGCAAGTAGTTCTGGTAGTGTAAGTTTCCTAAGTTCAGCTACTGGTAGTCAAACTGTTGCTGGTACTGTACAAACACAAAAAGCTATACAGCAGATTAATGCTAGTTACCCAGCTGAGTCTGGAGCCGCAACTACTGTACAAAGTTTAGTAACAGTTGTTACTAGTGCATTGTCAGCAGGAACAACAGCAGGATTACCAAACCTTGCTACACCAAACACAACAATCAGTATCAAGACTGGAACATATAACGAAGTATTACCTATCAACGTTCCAGCTTATACTGCTCTAGTAGGTGATGAACTACGTAGTACAGTGGTACAACCGTTCCAAGCTGATCCGCAGTTGGCAACCGTTGTTCCAAAAGCTCAAGTAGCATTGAATCGTATTAAAACTTTAGTTCCAAACTTGATGAGTAATACTGCAATTACTCCGTCAAGCGGCAATACTGTTGCACAAGTTACATCGTTACCAGCGGCAAGCATAGGTAGTACAACTGCCGTGAGCAATGTACAAAGCAGTATTTCTATTCTTTATAACTTAGTTGCAAGTGGACTTACAAACGAGCCGGCTATCATAATGCCAACTCCAACTGGATTTAATACATCTACGTTGACTAATACTGCTTATGCTAGTACAACTGGTAGCAATTCAACAGGCGATACAACTGGTTTTGGATACGCTATTACACAAATTCGTCAAAACTATCAGTACTTGATATCAGATACATTACAATATTTGATTAACAATCCAGGTACTTCTGGTTATACTGGCCAATCTACACAAATAGGTTTAGGTTATCGTGATATTCAATATATTTTAGATAGTATTATCTATGATATGACTTATGGTGGAAACACACAAAGTTTAATAGCAGGTTCTGCATATTATTCATTGAATACACTACAGATTACACAACCACAATTAACACCATATGTTAATGCGTTGACAAATCGTTTGAAATTATTAATTAGTAACGTTATTACTAAAACTACAGCTGGTTCACTATCAGGTAACAACATTGTACAAGTTACAACAGGTACTGCTGGTAGTGCAGGCGCCGCAGGCTTTGCACAAGACCGTGTACAAAACGTTATTAACTGGATTAGCAACGGCGCTGCCGATGCAACTATTAGTCCGTACTACGGTTGGGTAAGCCAGTCTTTACAAACTGCTTTTAATAATGTTATTGCAACTAAAGCAGAAATTGCCAGCGATGCAACTGTATGGGTAAACAAATTCTATCAATCCGTTTCATTTGCTAATAGTAGTTTAATCAACAGAGATGCAGGTTTAATTACCAACGCAGTTGCCTACGATATGATGTTTGGTAGCAACTTTAATGCTATTCAAGCAGGCCGTGCATTCAACAGAGCAAACACTAGTGCTACAACTTTACGTACTACAACAGAGCTTGCTCCAAGCCTTGGCGCAATTAATTTCTTATCTTATAAGATTAAAAATATTGCCGCAAGTGGTGCAAGTGCTCAAATACAAACAACTATTGATGATTTAAATGCTTACCTACAATGCGGTACCGCAAACACAGGAACAACATTTACAACTCCTCCGCAACAAATTACTTGGCCACAACCAGCATTGCCAATTGCAACTTACACAAACGTAAGCGGTCTTACACTAACTGGTTCTGGTGGTTCAGCAACATTTACCATCACACGTAATACAAACGGAAATGGATATTACACTTATACTGTCCAACCAACTGGCGGCAGCGTAGGTACTGGTTGGGCGGTTGGAAACACTATCAGAATTTACGGTGACACAATTGGCGGACAACGTTCTACTAACGATTTTGTTATCAACATTACTCAAGTAAGTGGTGGCGCAATCACAGCCGTAACATATTCTGATGCTCCAGCTACAATTGGATTATTAGAATCTAACCGTGCATTCTTATTAGCTGAAGTTATTGCTTATATCAATGCAAACTACTCAAGCATTACAACCAACCCTAACTACACAGTTGCTAAGACACAACGTGATGCTGGATTTGTACTTGATGCTATCCACTATGACATGCAATACGGTGGTAACTGGGCAAGTCAAAATGCTGGTATGGCATATTACTCAGCATTGTATGGCACACAAATTGCTTCAGGATTGACTACAGCATTTTCTGCCGCACTTGGTTATGTAAGTACACTTGCTCAACAAGTTGTAGTAGGTACTACTGTTGCAACACCATTGCAAGCAACTGTTACACAAGTATTACCAACAGCTACTTCATATGTTGGCAGTGCTCGCGATGCAGGCCGTATTGGTACATTGATGACACTAGTTACAAACTTTGTAACTAACGGTTTAACAAGCGGCGCACCAACAGCAACCATTACAACTATTGCTAGTGGTACAACATTTACAACCGGTTCTGCACATGGTTTACTTGTAGGTGATATTGTTATTCCACAAACAAGTTCAAACGGTTTAGTATCGACAATTATCGGTTCTGGTACACCGTACTATGTTGTTAGCGTTCCAAGCACAACTCAATTTACATTAAGTTTAAGCTACAACGGCGCCGCAATAACATCATTTACAAACGGTACTGGATTATCAATCGCTGTACAAACTATCAGTATGCCATATCTAAGCTGGGCAAGTTCTGCCGCGTTAAGTGCATACGCAACAGTTAGTGCAAGTATACCAACATATCAAACTGGTGCTACTGCATCATTTACTGCTAACCTTGCTGGTACAACAACTATCAACGTTACAGCAGTTGCATCAGGTACAATCGCACTAGGTATGGTAATCAGCGGTGCTGGTATCGTAGGCGGTTCAACTATTACAGGTTATGGAACAGGTTCAGGCGGCACTGGTACTTACACTATCAGCAATGCAAACACAACTGGTACAGTGACTGGCGTGACTATAACAGCAGTTTCTTCTGGTGTAATTGCATACTTGAATACAAATTATCCAGCATTGACATATAATCAAACTTATGCAAACCGTGATACATTTAACGTAACGCTAGCCGCAATGTTAGATATGGTAACTGGTAGCACATTTGCTAGTATCCAAGCAGGTCGTGCATACAACAGAACACAAGATTATCAAGTTCAAGGTTACGAAAAGACAGCAACTATTGCTTCTCTAAATTACTTACAAACATTAATTGCAAGTACTTTGAGTAGTGCAACATATAGTTCACAACTATCTTCAGCAACTAACAACATCTATCTAATTATTGCCATGTTGACAAACGGACAATATGTTCGTCCAGAAGTTACTGGTACAGTAACATACAACAATACTTTAGGTATTATTAACGGTGCAGAAATATTACGTGCTAATATTCCATTCTTGGCAGCAGAAGTTGTAGCATACTATAACACCACTTACACATATACTGTAAGCAGTTTAGCAAGTTCAGGTAATTTAATTACAACAAGCTCTGCTCATAGTTTAACAGTTAACGATCCAATTGTGTTTGCTGGAACTAGTGCAGGTGGAATCACTGCTGGTACTGTATATTATGTTGCTAGTGTTCCAAGCACAACAACATTTACAATTACAACAGCTGAAGGATATTTAAACAGCAATGCAGGAAGTACATATCCAACAGTTACTTTATCAACTGTAGGAAGTCCAACACTAACTGTTGCTTACTACTTTAACGTTGCACAAACACAAAGTGATATTACATATTACTTGAATGCAATCATTTACGACTTACAATACACTGGTAACTACAGAAGTTTACGTTACGCTCGTGTATTACTAAATTCAGTAAACGGTTCTGCTGGTGATAACATGTGGTTAGTTCGTAATGCTTGCGGTGTTCGCAACATGACTATGAACGGATTGACTGGTTCATTAACTAATCCAAACAGTTATGGTACAAAACGTATCACAGGCGGTGCGTACACAAGTTTAGATCCAGGATTTGGTCCTAACGATAGTAATGCATGGGTTAACACACGTTCAACATACGTACAAAACTGTACAATGTTTGGATATGGTGTATCAGGTGCTAAAGTCGATGCGGCTTTACACGCTGGCGGCAACAAGTCTATGGTTGCTAACGACTATACATGTATTATTGGTGACGGTATTGGTTGGTGGACAACTGGATCTGGTGCATTGGCCGAACTTGTTTCAGTGTTCAACTACTATTGCTGGGCAGGTTACCTAAGTGAATTAGGTGGCAAGATGCGAGCAACCAACGGTAACAGCTCATATGGTACATATGGTGTTGTAGCTGAAGGCACTGATACATACGAAGTTCCGTTATATGGAACAGTAAACAACCGTTATAACGCGGCACAGATTACTAATACTATAACAGACGGTACTAATCAAATTTTACGTTTAGAATTTGCAAATGCTGGTATAGCATACACTAACGCAACTACAACAATTAGCGGCAGCGGATATAATGCTACAGCATTGCAAGATGAATTCCGTGATGCAAGTATTTTTGAAACACGCCTAATTGACTTAAACAACGGCCAAGGTGTTGGTGGCACTAGCTACGTTTCAATATCTAACACTGGCCAAGGTAACGCTACTTCTGGTATCGGTACATTTGTAATTGCCGCAACTGATACAGCATTGAGTACAGCATACGTTGGTATGAGAATTCAACTTACAGCTGGTACAGGTGTTGGACAATATGCAAACATCTTAACATATCAAAACGCAAGTAAGATTGCTCAAATTGTTAAAGATAGTTTTGTTCCATTACAAGTTGCATCAACAAGTTCAACTAACAACTTGATTACAGTGCCAAGCACAGCAACATTGTATGCAGGTCAACCAATTTATTTTGGAACAGCTATCAGTAACCTTACAGCTGGAACATTATATTATGTAATCAGTGCAAACTTCTCTGCAACACAATTTGCAGTAAGTACTACACTAAACGGTGGCGCAGTTACATTAACTAACGTCAGTCAAGCAACAGTTACAGTTACCGCAACAGCAACAACTAATAACTTAATCACAGCAACTAACACATTAGTTGCAGGACAAGGTATTGTGTTTAGCTCTAGCTTTAACGGTATTAATGCTGGACAAGTTTACTATGTACTATCAAATAACTTATCAACAAGTGCATTTGCAGTTAGCGTAAGTCCATTTGTAACAACTCCTGTTACAATTACAGCAACTGGTTCAGCAAGCTCAACAGGTACAGTAAGTACAGCATTGTATGCCGCTGGTTGGGATCATGTAGTTCCAGGTACAACTATTCAGAACACATTAGATGTAACTTCATACTACATTATTGAACCACGCTTACAGTATACTGGTCCTGGATTCACAAGTACTGCTAGAACATTAGCTACAGCCGCAACATATTCTAACGTTGCATATGGAGCTGGCAACTATGTTGCAGTAGCAACTGGTTCTACTAATACTCAATACAGTACTAACGGTAAGACTTGGGCAAGTGCTGGCGCATTACCAAGTAGTTCAAACTGGGTTGATGTTGTATACGGTGGCGGTTACGGCGCAACAGCAACAGCAATCGTTGGCGGGTTAGGCGGATCTGGTGCAGTATTAACAGCAGTATTAGGTACTGGATTAACAGCTGGTCAAGTTGTTGCGGTTAACGTTGTTAACGGCGGCATCAATTACAGCAGTCCTCCAACAATTACATTCACTGGTGGTAACGGTGCAAATGCAACAGCAATAGCAACAGTATTGAATGGTGTTATCCAAACAGTTACTATGAGTGTAACCGGTTCTGGTTATACATCTGCTCCAAGTGTTGCCGCAATTACATCAGTTGTAACCGGATTTACAGTTACAAGTTATGGACAAAATTACTTCACAGCACCAACAGTAACAGTTACTGGTGGCGGCGCAAGTGTTCAAGCAACTGGTGTAGCAACATTGAACAATAACGGTGTTTATACTATTGCATTGTCAACTGGTGGTACTGGTTACACATCTCAACCAACTGTAACAATTACAGATTCATTGGCTAAATTTGTAACAATCGCAAGTGGTACAAATAATACTGCTTATAGTACAGTTGCTAACTTAGGTAGTTCATGGACAGCAGGTAACGCATTACCTAACACAAACTTCTTAGCATTAACATACGGTAACGGTGTTTATGTTGCAGTTGGTGGTACAACTACTACTCCAGCTATTGCATCAAGTACAGACGGTGTAACATGGGTTAACAGAACCGCAGTTGGTTCAGTGACTTATACATCGGTTGCATACGGCAACGGATATTTCATTGCAATTGCAAGCGGAAGTAACGTAACTGCTCTAAGTACAAACGGTGTTTCATGGTCGTTAGGCGGTGTATTGCCAAGTTCAACAACTTGGTCAAGTATTACATACGGTAACGGACGTTTTGTTGCTATTGCAAGCAACGGTGTTGCGGTAGCTTACAGTTATAACCAAGGTACAACATGGTATTCAAGTACTAACGTTGGTAGCCCAGGTTTACCATATACACAAAACTGGACTAAAGTTCGTTACGGTGCAGGACAATTTATGGCGGTTGCCGCAAGTCCAAACGTAACATTAACTGCTACTGCCGCAAGTACTAACTTGATTACATTAAGCAGTACTGCTAACGTTAACGTTGGTAATACTTTAATTCCAACAAGTGTGACAGAAGCTACAACAGCTACAGCTACTACTCACGCAACAGCAACTTCAGCATCTGGAGCAATTATTACTAACGGTGTATTGACAGCTAGCAATAGTACAGGCACATTAACAAACGGTATGTTGTTGACAAGCTCTGGTACAATCGTAGCAGGTACATACATTCAAAGTACAAATACTGCATCATTTAACAGTATGATTAATACTACATTGATGACAGTGTTCAGTGGAACTGCGCCAAGTGTAGGTATGACAGTTACTGGTGCTGGTTATGCATCTGGTACATACGTAACTAACGTAAACGTTGCTACATTTACTGGATTTATCAGCAACGGTAACTCGGGCGTGGCTGGTACACAGCTAACAGCCGCAACTATAACATCTGGTACACTAAACACATTCCAGTTAATTACTGGCGGTACTGTAAGTGCTAACACTTATATTAGTGGTAATACACAGTTTAACACAAACAACGGTAGCTTAACTGGTAGCACACTAACATTAGGCACTGTATCTGGTTCAGTTGCTTTAGGTCAAGCAGTTGCAGGTACTGGTATTCCAACTGGTACATATATAACTGCGTTTGGTTCAGGCGGCGCAGGCGGTAACGGTACATATACTGTAGCAGGTCCTGGTATTCCAGCAGCCGCAACAGGCACAATTTCTGTAGTTGGTATTGTTTATACATTAAACAACAGCCAAGCAGTTGGTACAGGTGCAAGCCAAACATCGTTTACAGCAACTAGCTATAACGTAACTAACAGTCAATCGGTTGGTTCTGCCGCATCGCAAATTACATCAACTGGTACTAGCTATGTATTAGCTGGCCCAGGTACTGCATCGACACAAACTCAAACATCTGCAACTATTACTGGTACTAACGATTTAGTAACTGTTGGTAGTACAGCAGGTATGACAGTTGGCGAACCAATTGCGTTTACATACTTTACAATTAGTACAACGTTAACTGCTACAAACAGTTCAGGTAACCTGTTAACAGTTGCATCAACTAGCGGCTTTACAGTTGGCGGAAGTATTATATTCACAGCAGTAACACAAAGTGGTTTATTAACTGCAAGTGCAAGTACAGGTAACTTGTTAACATTGAGCAGTACTAGTGGTTTAGTTAACGGTGAGACAATTGTATTCACCAGCGTAACACAAGCTACTACATTAACAGCAACTACTCCAAGTGCATCAACATTTACTGGTTACATTGCAGGTACAACATTGACTGTTGGTACTGTTGGTTCTGGTACGATTGCAATTGGTCAAGTATTAACTGGATCAACAACAGTTGCTGGTACTTACATTGTTGCTAACATCAGTGGTTCTGGTAACGGTTCTACATGGCAAGTAAGCGTAAGTCAAACAGTTGGTAGCTCAGGTTCACTACAAGCATTGACTGGTACAGGTAACTTGATTACATTGAACACATCAACTGGTATGGTTGTTGGTGAATCATTTGTAGTAGGTACAAACGTCGGTAACTTGTTAACATCAAGCACATACTACATTACTAAGATTATTGGTAACCAAATTGCAGTTGGTACAAGTTCAGGCGCAACTAGCGACTTTACAGTTTCTAATACAACTGGACAAAGCGTATCTGTAACTGCTGGTACAGTATTTGGCGGCATCACAAGTGGTACAACTTATTATGTAACAAGCATAAGTGGTAGCCAAATCACTATCAGTGCATCTTACTCTGGTGCTAACTTGACATTGACCAACGCCGCTGGAGCATGGACTTATGCATCAGGCGCCGCTTTTGGTGGTATTACAAGTGGTACAACATACTATATCTTAAGTATTCCAACACCAGGTACAAACGGTACAATTACTGTAAGTACAAGTTATGGTGGTAGCGTACAAGCTGTAACAAGTGCCAACGGTGCTTGGACAGCAGTTGAAGGTAGTGTGTTTGGTAACTTAGTATCAGGTACAACTTATTACATTAGCGAGGTTATTGGTAGCACACAAATTGCGCTTTCAACATCTTACGGAGCAACTACTAACTTTACACTAGCAAGCCAAAACGGTAGCTGGAGTACAACAGCTGGTAGTATATTAGGTAACTTAGTATCTGGTAACACATACTACATTACAAGTATTAGCGGTAACAACGTAACTGTAAGTACAAGTTTAGGCGGATCAACATTCAGCTTAATTAGCGATACAGGTGCATGGACTGCCGTAATTGGTAATGCGTATGCCGCTACAAGTTGGGACGGTATTAACTGGAGTACACAACTATTAGGCACAAGCAATAGTTGGAGTGCATTGACATACGGTAACCCAATCAGTGCTACTTTAGGCGCTCAACCAACTTGGGTAACATTAAGTAATGCGGCCGGTACAACTACCGCAGTAAGTACAAGAGCAGGTGCTACACCATTAGGCCGTGTAACTGCTAAGAGTGGTGTAATTACTGAAATCCGTATGATTGAACCAGGTAGCGGTTATGCAAAAGGTAACGTTTCTGCAACTACAATTACAACTAACGTGATTACAGTTGATGATACTACTAACTTACAAAACAATCAACCAGTTACATTTAATCAAAGTTCAGGTGGTATTGTAGCTGGTACAGTATACTATGTTCTATACGGTAGTATTACAGTTAGTAGCTTCCAGATTACAACAGCCTCTGGTGGTACAACAGCAATATCGTTAACAACTAGTGCGCCAACTGGTATGATTTATCGTGCAGGTGCAATTGTCACACAGATTGATCCTAACAAGGTATTGACTGCGGCAATTAACCCACGTCAAGGTGACGGTGCATTAGGTAACCCAAGCTTCGGTAATAGAGGTACAGGTAACTCTACTGCTACAGCAAGTACATCAGGTGACGGATATGCTGATTTATTCCAAACTGGCGGATACTTAAACGTGGCTAATTTGTTTAGTTTACCAACACCGGGATCAAACGTACAGTTTGCAAGTATTCCAGGTGTATGGTATAAACTGGTTACAGTTACAAACGTATTAGGTATTGCTGGCGCATACACAGCACAGATTCAAATTAATCCAAACATGAGTGCATTGTTGGCACCCCCACACAATGATATCATTACAACAAGATTAAAATACTCACAAGTACGTTTAACAGGACATGACTTCTTGTATATTGGTACAGGTAACCAAGTACAGACGAATTATCCAAACGTAATTACAACTAATGCAATCCAAGCTAACCAAACTTACAGTTTAGGCGGTGGTCGTGTGTTCTACACCAGTACTGACCAAGACGGTAACTTTAACGTTGGTGGATTGTTTGGAGTTCAACAAGCAACTGGTACAGCTAGTTTGAACGCTACAGCGTTTAACTTAGCAGGTTTACAATCATTGCAGTTGGGCGCAGTTAGTTTAGGTGTTGGTTCAGCTACAGTTACTCAATTCAGTACTGACCCATACTTTACTGCTAACAGCGATAATATTGTTCCAACCCAAAAGGCTATTAAGTCTTACATTACCAGCCAAATTGGTGGCGGAGCAAGTACATTGAACGTAAATACTTTGACAGCGGGTGTAATTTACTTGAGTGGTAATACAATTACAACTACATCAGGCGGACAAATCATTGTATCGGCAAAAATGAACTTTACAGGTGGCGTAGACGGAAGTCCAGTGTCGCTTGCATACTTTATGACAAAATAACGGAGAAATAACATGGCATCAGGACGAGTCGCATCGGTTGCACCAAACGCAACATCAATCACAACAATTTACCCAGTACCAACTGGGTACTATGGCATCTATAATGTTAGTATCACAAATACTAACACTACGCCAGTAACCATTCGTTTAGCAGTAGCCGCAGGCGCTACACCAAACGCTAACGAATACATCGAGTACAATGCAACTATTGTACCTAACGGTGTACTAGAGCGTACAGGTATTGTTGCTGCCGCTGGTACATACATTGTTGGTTATGCAAGTGCTTCACTTGTAAACTTTAATGTATGGGGCATTGAGACATCAACATCATAAGAGAGAATTTAAATGGCAAGATATAATACCCAACTAGGTATGGCAACAAGTCCAACTACTGGACTTATACAGTACGTAACTAGTGCAACTACAATAACTACACCGTATCAAGGTCTGTATACAGAAATTGGATCAACTACTGCGGCAATATTTACTATTAACTTGCCAACGCCAGCGAGTTTCCCAGGAACTACGCAGACATTTTTTAATAACTCTGCTTACGCAGTTACTTTATCTATTACTGGTGGTATTTTTACAGGTAGTATCGGCTCAGCTGGTACAAATTTTATTTTAAATCCAACTGCTACAGTTACAATATTTTCAGACGGTACAAACTATGTTTGTATGAGCGGTACTGGCGGCGCCCAAGCTGTAAGTACGTTGTCTGCTAGTTCAACTGTAAACTTGAGCCCATCTAATGCTAACGTAACACTTAGCCCAACTGGTTCAGGACAAGTGTTTATTAGTCCAGCAACAACTGGTTCTATCAGTAACATGACATTTACTGCTGGCGGTTTAACAACATTACAACAAACTACTGAAGTTCTTGCTACTATTGCAAGCCCAGGCGGCACAGCTACACTAAACTATAACACTACTGACATTTGGTATTTGACTGGTTTAAGTGCAAACTTTACAGCCGCATTTACTAACGTGCCAACAACATTGCTAAGAACTGTTACTATGACATTGATTTTAGTGCAAGGTGGTACAGCGTATATTCCAAACGCGGTAACAATTAACGGTACAAGTTATAGTATTACATGGCCAGCTGGTATTGTTCCAACTGGAACAGCTAACAGGGTTAACATTGCAACATTCTTTATTGTCAATGCTACAGCCGCACCTAACTATGTGTTAGGACAAATCAGTGAATACGGTTAATCAATAATTTAGGAGAATAAGAATGCCAATTACAAGTACCGTTGGAGGAACAGTTGAGTTAAAAGGACTTGGCGGCGCCCACCCAGGAGTTGCACCAGTAGATACTTCGGCTAGTACAGCCGCAGGCTCTATCGGAACTATGACAGTAACCGCAGGCGGCTGGGTAAGTTCAGGAACTACACCACCAGGCTATCCGTCAGGATATTATCCACTCAGCATTTCAAGTGTATCTGGAAGCCGTGTAGCATTTGATCCGTTTGGTCAAGGCGCTATCACTTATACACTTCCAAACGCACTTAGCGGTACTATAACATCTGTTAGTGGCGCAACTGTAACCATCAGCGGATCTACATCCGGTATGGCTCAAGGTAGCGACTTTACAGTATATTTTTCAGGTGGTGGTACAAACGCTCAACAGTCTACATATGGTGGAGTATGGCCAGGAACATGGTATGTTGCCAGTGTTGTTAGCGGAAACCAAGTTACACTAGCAACTACTTACGGTAATGCTATTGCAAATAGTCCAACTACATTCCAAAGTTATAACACTAGCTATACAGTAAGCGGTTTGAATTATGTTAGCGGAGCATTACCTAGCGGATTGTCGTTTAACTCAAGTACAGGAACTGTAAGCGGAGCCATTTCTATTAACTCAACTAGTAACCCAGGTTATAATAATGGAATGCTTTTAAACTATCCACCTAGCGGCGGCCTATACGACGGAAGAACTGTTCCAACAACCTCATACCAATTTAAAGTACGTGCTACTGATGCGTTAGGTATTAATCAAACAGATCGTCAATATAGTATTAACTTGAGTGTGCCATATGCATATCGTCAAGTTATCACAACAACTTACTTGCAAGCTGGTTATGCAAACAGCTCATGTTGGCAAACTACTTGCCGTACAACAAACTCGACAGACACTACTATCGACTTGGGTTCAAGTGGTTACCAGGAAGTTGCTCATAACTACCAGATGAGTGCTCACAACTTAACTCGTTCGTTCACATTTGGTGCAGGATCGGCTCACTGTGCCGCGGCAAGTAACGTTATTGCATTTAATATGCGTACTGAAACTGCTAATACTGCGGGTTATTCACGTGGTTATCCAGTAAGTCAAAATAACTGTTCTACACTACGTCAAGAATATTACTATGCATGGTGTACAAGCCCAGCGGCAACTACAGTATATGAAATGAATTTGACAACCGAACAAGGTTATACTGCTCCTACTTCATGCCCAGGCCCTAATGCATTAACTGGAAATAGCTGGGACGGTTATGGTGTTTGGATGAGTCAAAACTACAACATGACTTACTCTAATCGAACAGTTACCAGCCGTGGCGGTACTACTGTTACTGGTGATGCTCAAGGTAAAGTAATGGAAGGTAAGATTAACGCTTACGGTGGCCGTGAAGGTTGCCCAAGCACAAACTGGCGTAGAACTGTTCAAAGTACTAACACCAGTGTTGATGCGGCTGGCGCAAAACCTTACAACTCAGGCGAAGAAAACAACATGACTGGCCAAGATTGGGGATATTGTATCGGATTCTACGGACCTGCAGGACACGTTAATACATCATTTAAATTTATCTATGCTACAGAAGCAGGGTATGGAACTAATGCTAGTTTGGAAGCTAAAGGCGGACACGCAGGTAACAGTTCAGGAACCACATGTTGGCGAGATTAACCTGCTAAATATTCAACAATTTTTAGCAAGAGGAATTTATGATAGATAGAATTAAACAATTTAATGATCGAAGTGTTGACGTTGATTTGCATTCAGATACTAGTATGATGTCTGATTCGGACAAACAGCATATTATTAAAGCGTTGAATAAAGAATGGACTAACCCAAAATTTAAAATGCGTTGGTTCGTTGGGCAAGCCCAGGTAACTATCTATGCAAAATATCGTCAATTCTTAATGGAACTAAAAAGCCGCGAAGAAGGTATTGAAGATCTTGAGTATAAAATGGAACAATGGTCCATTGATATTGCTCGCCACGAGATGATTGCATCTGAAGCAGTTGACGATTTAGACAAAAGAATGGCAAAACTTGAAATTAAAAAGTTAAGTCGTGATTTAAGTCGTAGTCGTCGAATTGTAGAAGGTTGGTATTTAGAGCGTCAATTATATTGTGATTTAATTAACGAATTTTTGGCAAGCCCCGAAGCACTACTTCCCGATAATAGTGGTAGAACTTATGCAGATATCATTAATACAGATGAAGAAGATGTATACGAAGAATTGCTATGGACTCATAGACTAGCAAAGCAAGCCGCTTGTGATTTAATGTTTTACGGAAAGATCAATAGCGGTAACATGGATGCTATTCTTAGTATGCATCCAGACCAGCAAGCACAAACGTTTGCACTAGCAACAAATTTTAGTATGCAAGTTCAAAGCTATTTGCTAGAGTTACAAGATCAAGCACAAACACATGCTAGCCTAGGCAAACCATTTAACAACGGTGATCTAGCATTGCCCAGAGCATTTAACAGAGCTCCTCCAGCAGAAGACATTACTAAAATAGATAATCCTCAGCAATCAACAGAAATTAAGGATATGTTAAATGTATATAATATTTGAATCTAGACGACACGACGAACCTAAAATTAAAGATTACGGTAAGTTTTGGTTTTATCTCATAGGCTATATTGCTCCAGAAGATGAAGCAAGTGTCGATTTATCAGATTTTAGTTATACTGAAATTTCCGAAGCTGTAGCAAATGCTGATTTATTAGCACCATCGAATGACGGTGTTGCAGTTGTTAGACAGCTTAAAGAAAATATGACTCGTGCTGATTTTGTTGGTCCAACTGGTTTGAACTACGGCGACAATCAAGGTAAGAAAGAATATTACGTTTTAACAGACGAAGATAAAACTAATTGCTGTACTTTGTTAAGAGAAATAATGAAGTTACAAATTGCCAATCACGGCCATCGTAAAGATCCTATAGAATTAGAAGCACTAAAAACGGCTATTGATCAGTTGCCAACTAGCGATTTAAATTCTACTCAAATGTTTATGAGTACATATTTTGAATTTGAAACTGCATATACTCAGTTTAAAACCAAACAACCAGTTATTAATATCAAATTCAAGTTTGATGGCGACGGTTTTTAAACCAATCCACTTCTAAAATTTTAAAAGAGATGCTAAACTAAGTAAGTTAGCATCTTTTTTTACGGCGGCGTATGTCTAAAATCTTTAGTATTCCAATTAATCCAAAATTAAACGCTGATCAATTCAATCAGTTTTATAAATTCTTAGCAGAATACAAAGACTATATCCGCGACATTTATTTCACCAGTAGAATCGCACCATTTATGCAAGACGCAATGGGCGATGTATTTGTTATCCACGAAGATCATTCTTATCTAATTGAAACAGCCTTGCATATTCAACGCACATTAGGGATTCCCGTTAGTGCTACATTTAACAATATACAAGTTGCACCAACACAAAAGAATTTAGACATTTTCATTAGTAATTTTAAACCATTATATGATGCAGGAGTACGTAGTGCTACAATTCCTCATACACATTGGATGGCAACGGGACAGATTAAAGCGGCCTTTCCTGAATTATATGTTAAGAACACTATCCTAAGAGAAGTACATACTGCACAGGAAGTAGTTAATTTAGCACAATACGGATTTGATTACATAAACTTAGACCGAGATCTAATGCGTGACCATGATAAATTACGAGAAATAAAACGAGCAAAAGAATATATTAAAAAAACATTAGGTAAGGATATTGCAATTAGTTTGCTTGCCAACGAAGGGTGTGCAGGCGGATGCAGTATGATGGAGGAACATTATCATTTTAACAATATACGTGAAGGTGTAAACAGTCCTCAATACTTCAATGATACAATCAGCCGTGTAAGTTGCCCTAATTGGAATGTACAAGATTCATCTATATTTCTTAAACAAGCTAATTTTACTCCTTGGAAAGCAGACTGGGACGAGTTTGTTAATGACCTTGGAATAGATAGCATTAAAATGCATGGAAGAGAAGGTATAACTAGGCTATTTGAAACTATGGAAATTGTTCGTAGATACGCTGCCGGGGAAGAATTTCTATATCCAGGATTTGAAAGATATTTAGAAGAAACTAATCTTGTTGAAAAACCTATTAACATATGGCGCAACAAGATTAAAACATGTCGGTTTGAATGCTGGGATTGTAACTATTGCGACAAAGTATATGAAAAGAAATCTGATATAGAATTTTCAGAGTTGGTAAAACATGCCGCAGATTGTGTATTAAAATCAGGTGTACCCACTGTAAGAGTTGATGCTCCAGGATTGACTAGTGTTAGAGTACAAACGCTATTGAACTTACTAGCGCAAGGTGTTAATACATACTTAGAAATAGGTGCCGCTCAAGGAGCAACATTCTGTGCAGTATTAAAAGACAATCCGATTCGTGCTATTGCTGTTGATAACTGGAAACAAAATATCCAACCAGCAAATGGTCAAGTTACAATGCCGGCAAACTCTTTAAATACTTTTATTAAAAACTTTGAAAAATATAAAGGCAATTCAAATATTAGCATTATTGATCAAGATTTATTTGAAGTAGATGTAACACCGTTTGCTGGAACAATTAAAATGATGTTCTATGACGGCCCGCACGAAGAAGAAGTAACTAAACGTGCTATGATGCATTATGCTCCAGCATTAGAAAACGAGGCAATTGTAGTATTTGATGATGCAAACTGGCCGACAGTTGTTGCAGGTGCAAAAGCAGGTATTAAAGAAGCTGGGTTTGAAGTAGCATACGAAAAGTTAATGTTAAACGACTTAGAAGATCCTAATGCTTGGTGGAACGGAGTATATGTAACAGTTATTAGGAAAATAAATGATTAAAAAAGTTAAAAAAATTATAGTATTTGGTGGCGGAACTAGCGGTTGGCTAACAGCCGCCTACTTAGTTAAAAACTTAACTATACCTGCAGAAGTTGTTCTTATCGAAGATGCAAGTGCAGGCCCTATTGGAGTAGGTGAAGGTACACAACCATTTACTGCTAGATTTTTATACGAAGCTGGAATACCGCCTAAGGCATGGATGAAGTCTAGTCAAGCGGTATTTAAATACGGTGTAGAAATTACAGGATTTAACGAAGAACCATATTTTGTCGATAACGATGTGCCAACAAATTGCATGATTGGTCAAGGGTTATTTGTCAGCGATTATTTTGTCGACAGACCATACAGCGAAGTACGAGATTGGCACCCAGCATATCAGCTTGCTAAAAATAATATTAGTAGCAAATACGACGATTACCTAGATGCTAATCACGGTTCGGGTCCTGATAGCTACGGTGCAGTACATTTTAATGCATTTGATATTATTAAAACAATCAAAGAAATCATACTAGATAAAATTACATACGTCGACACACGCATTTCAGATGTAAAACAAGATAAAGATGGCATAACAAAACTAGTAGCACAGGACGGTAGCGAATATATTGCAGATTTATATTTGGATTGTACAGGTTTTTCTAGTTTACTATTAGAAAAGACACTAGGATCTCCGTTTACCAACTATTCGCCTTGGCTCCCATGCGATAGTGCTGTAGCAATGCCTACTGAATTTAAAGATAAGCGAGCAGAAATGCATCCTTATACAAAATCAACAGCTATGACTTCTGGGTGGAGATGGACTATTCCTACCTTCACGCGAATAGGCAATGGTTACGTTTACAGTAGTAAACACATTACGCCCGAGCAAGCTGAGAAAGAGCTACGTGAAAGTATTGGCGAATTTAATGCTCCTGCAAAACATCTTAAAATGAAATGCGGAGTACACAAAGAAATCGCAGTTAAAAATGTGTGTGCTGTTGGACTAAGTGCTGGATTCATTGAGCCTTTAGAAGCGACTGGCATTACGTTTACAACAGCAACAGTACAAAGCATTGCAGAAATATTAAACATCAACGGCAACGTGTGGAATGACTATGCAAGAACAAATCTAAATGCTGGATTTTACGAAATGACTACTGAAATTTTTGCATTTGTATGGGCACACTATTATTTTAGTAGTAAAAATGATACACCATTCTGGCAAGATATTAGAAATATGAAAATTTCTGACTTACCACAAGAAGTACAAGACATATTAAATGTATTTTTAGAAAGACCACTGCCGTTTATTTTCTTAAAACCAAACAGCATGTTCTGTACATTCCAATGGTTTACGATGTTACATGCTGGAGGCGCATATAAAAATGTTACTAGTAGCTTAACTCCTAAGCAAAAAGAATACAGTAAATATTTCTTAGATTCTCACTCGGCTCGAGTCGAGCTGGCGAAGAAGATGTTTCCTAATCAATACGAATATTTACAATCTTGGTACAGCGACTGGGAATCAGAGGAGATATAATGTTAAACCAATTAAATTCAAATCAATATACAATATACACAGTACAAACTCGAGGCAAGAAAAACGATGCTTATGAAGATTCAAAAATTGACAGAGATCGTTTTAAATTACGTCGATGGGTTGAAGCATTGTTAGCAGATAGGGAAGTTATCATGTTCTGGACTGAAGAGGATACAGATTACATGATGGTTGGAACTACAAAAGTTAATCCTGGTGAAGGATTTGCTGAGTTGCCAAAAGATTTGCCAACAATAAAATGTAACGTAAACGGCAAAGAAGTTGACGAGCCGCAATTTATTACTTTTCACTGCGTACCTGGAAGGGAAATTGCTACAGTCGATGTTGATCACATAACAAAGTTCATAGTTAGTATTGAAGGTCTTGTAGAATTAACACAAAAAGTACTAAGGGAAGAAGCAAATGGTTCGTGATGATTTTATTGGTATCTTTGACAATGTACTCACTCCTGCCGAATGTGGTGAGTTAATTGATTATTTTGTAAAAATGCGAAAACTAAATTTAGTTTACAAACGTCCAGATGCTCCTCATGAAAAGAAGGACGAAACAGTATATCCGTTCGAACCAGATTCTTTACATTTTGTTGGCACAAATCCAGTAGTACAAAGTATTATGGAAAAAGTCTGGAAGTGTTATAACGAATATTGTGATAATTTCAGTATCCTGACACTAAAAAATGAACAGGGTGTAACTGGTATGCGTGTACAACGTACCCAGCCAGGCGGTGGATACCATCAGTGGCATTATGAAAATCAAGGAATAATGCATTCAAATAGATTTTTAGTTTTTCAAATCTATCTTAATACAGTTACAGAAGGCGGCGAGACTGAATTCTTGTATCAAAAAACTAGAGTAAATGCACAGCAAGGCAGGGTGTTGCTATGGCCAGCGGCATTTACACATACACATAGAGGAAATCAACCATTAAGCGGCGACAAATATATTGTTACCGGATGGATTGAATACTTAAACTAACATGAAAAAACGTCTCGGAATTATCGGAGTAGGATCAGCAGGTATACTAAGTCTAAGTTACTTCTGTGCCCACTTGGATAATACATGGGAAGTTGTTAGTATTAACGATCCTAACGGTAAAATATTAGGAATTGGAGAAAGTTCTAACCCGAGTTTTGTTTCAGCATTAGAAGCAGGGCTTGGATTTAATATGTATGACGATATTAAAGAGCTAGATGCTACATATAAATTTGGCACAATGTGGAAAACTTGGAGAGACAAAGAGTTTATATCTCCACTGCTAGGTGGTAATACTGCTATACATTTTAACAATTTTAAATTAAAAGAATTTGCTATTCCTAGGTTACATCAACGTTGGCCGCATAAGTTTAGCGAGCTATCGGGTAAGGTAGAAGAACTTATCGGCCACGCTTCTCATGTTGATGTTGTTGTAGACGGCGTTAATCATCAGTACAATTATATTATAGATTGCAGAGGTTTCCCTACAGAATGGGACGATTATAATATTTGTGAAAATATGCCAGTTAATCATGCACTAGTACACAACAAAGATCTACCCGGCGATTGGATGTACACAGGACACCGTGCCCACAAAAATGGTTGGATGTTTGAAATCCCGTTAACTAACAGACAAAGCTATGGATATTTGTTTAACAATAACATAACTACAGTAGAAGATGCTAAGAAAGATTTTAGTCAAGAAATCGATGTGCCAGTTGATCAGCTACAAAATATAGAATATAAGTTTCAAAGTTTTTATACTACTAAACTTTTAGATGGTAGAATTTTAAAAAATGGAAATAGAGCTATTTTCTTTGAACCTATTAGTGCTACTAGTTTGTTTATGTATGATCAAGCTAATCGAATATTCCTTAGCTACTTAAATCACAGTATTGAAACTCCTGAAAGAGTTAATAAAGAATTTATAAATGTAGCAAGTGCATTGCGCGAGTTAATTTGCTGGTTCTATCACGGTGGCAGTACATATGATACACCGTTTTGGCAAGCAACGAAAGAAAAAACTCGACCAGTAGTAGAAAATAGTCAGATGATGAAAATGTTAAAACATAGTTATGCTGAGTGGATTGCTAAAGATAGTCCTATGTATGCTGACAAATTTTTCTTCGAACCGCATTTAATGTTACAACTAGACAAAAACTTTCAATATAATTATTTCAAATGACATATAAATTATCAAATGACCCATTCGTAACTGCCGCAACTATGCCGCCTTTTGCTAAACTAGGGCAAGTGTTTACACCTGAAGAGATGAATCGCATGTGTGCATATTTTACAAGCAAAGGTACGGAGCCTGGACTAATCGGAAAAACTGACGGTGATACCATGGATACTGGGTTACGTAAGTCGGGTATTAAAATGCACGAATATACTGCTGATACTGCTTGGATTTTTGAAAGATTGAATACTGCAATATCCGATGGCAACAGTCATTTTTTCAGATTTAATATTGTAGGATACGACTACTTACAATATACAGAATATAATGCACCAGACGAACGCTATGGATATCACACAGATATGCCTTATGGTCCTAATCATAATTTAGAAAAACACTTAATGCGTAAACTGTCTTTTAGTTTAATCTTAAGTGACCCATCAGAGTACGATGGCGGCCAATTTGAGTTTATGATCGAGTCCGATAAGCCCTGGGCCGTGCCACAAAATAAAGGAGATTTGATTATATTTCCTAGTTGGTTACTACATGAAGTTACACCGGTAACAAGAGGTCTGAGAAAAAGTCTTGTTGGTTGGTGCTTAGGACCTAAATTTGTATGATAAAAAGATTTCCACTTTATCATAGTGATTTATTTGTTATAGAAAATGTTGGATCTGACGAACAGGTAGACGCATTAGTTAAACAAATTGCTATTGAAAAGCAAACAACACCTTCGGATGAGTTTACAAACAGAGGATGCTGGCGAAGTACAAAATGGTGGAACGATGTTGACTGGTTATGCCAAGCAGTTTGTACGTTAGCCGAAACAGCATCTACCCATTATAAAGAAATTGATTCTAATTTTGAAAAAGGATCTAAATTTAAACTAGGCATGTGGACTAATGTTAACGATCCTGGTAGCAAAAATGTCATGCACAATCATGTAAGAGATGTTTTTGCCGCTTGCTATTATATACAATCAGAAGATACTGGCGATTTAAGACTAGTAAATGGAAGTAATCTAATGCAAGATCTAAATCCATCTGCTCCTTTTAGTAGAGATTTCAGATTTGCTCCAAAAAATCGCACACTTGTATTATGGCCTAGTTGGGTTCCACATGAAGTAGAAACCAATTTAAGTAATAAACAACGTATCAATATAGCGTTCAATGTAAATTTCGACACCGACTCCTAGCCCCATAAATAAACGGCACTATAATTATAGTGCTTTTTTAAGGAGAAACGATGGAGTTTATAACTTCGGTCCTGTTAAAGGACATTACATACTTGTGGATGATCTTCTTCATTATGATCACCGCTGGACTAGCTAAAGAGTACGCTCTATTTGCCCCAGCGTTTGCCTATGTTAGAAATACTTTCCGCAGTAACAAGTTCGTAGTTGTTATCCTAAGTGCGATTGGTGGTATTTTACCAATCGAAGGTCGAGTTACAGTCTCAGCAGGTTTGCTGGATACTGTAGCACCTAAAGAAGGTCCTGGTCGTGAGAAACTAGGCATTGTAGACTATCTAGCCAACCATCACTATTACATGTGGTCACCGTTAGAGAAAACTGTAATCCTACCTATCGCGGCATTTGGATTGACTTATGGTGCTTTCCTCGGTCTAGTTGCTCCGTTGCTAATCACTAGTTTGTTGTTTATCAGCATCTACATCTGGACACAAGTCAAAGATGAAGAGCTAGTTATTACACCGGGAAACTTTAAATTGAGTGCTGTTCTACGTAACGTGCTTCCAATGTTTATTGCCCTCGGCGTTTACATTTGGGGCGGCGGCGAAGAGCATGTATTTCCAATTTTTGGTTTACTAACTTTATACTATGTAATCATCACACAACAATGGAACTACAAGAAATTGTTGGGCTATGTTCGTTGGGATGTACTAGTATGGGTAGGTGCAGTTATTATCTTAGGTAACTATTTCAAATCACATAACGGAGCATTTCTAGAGCTAATCAAGAGCGTAGGGTTGAACCCTCATACTTTTGCTGGTATGCTAGCGATATCAGTTATTGGATTTGTCATTAGCTTCTTAATGGGTAGTTCAGGTAAGTTTATTGCTGTTGCTGTTTTAATGGCACAAGTATTTGGCGTAGAATATTTCTTATGGTTCTTTGCTATTGACTTTACTGGATATCTGTTAAGCCCTACGCATAAATGTGTTATGATTGGTAACCGTTATTTCGGCACACCAGTTGGCACTTATTATAAAGCCCTAGGTTTATGGGGCGCACTACTTCTGCTTGTAAGCGGAGTAGTAACATTTTTGATTTAAAGGAATCACATATGAAGAAAATCTTCGCAATCTTGGCCTTGGCCGCAACAACATCTGCATTTGCAGACAGTGGTGTTAGTTTTGAATTTGAACGCGAGCGCGGTACAGCATCTCCAAACACAATGTCAAACACTATTAAAGTAGCACCATATGTTAAACTAGATAACGGTGTTAAACTTGATTTGCAATTCGGCGGTAGCCGTGATGATGGTCAAGTATCTGGTAACAACAATGCGCTTGAAAACACAATTGAAGCTCGTGCTCAAAGAATGTATGAAGTGTACCCAGGCTTGAAGCTTGGTGCCCGTGTTGGTATCGGCCAAGTAGTTAACGGCACAAACTCAGCAGGCAAGACTGTTGACTTTGGATACTATACAATTACACCGAAGGCTGAATATGCCTTCAATGATAAGTTGAGCGCATTGGCTAGCTTCCGTTTCCGTAATGGTTTTAGCGATAGTGACAACTATCTAACACGTACAGCTAAAGCTGGTCTAGGTTACAATGTAACTAAGAAAGACACAGTTGAAGTTCAATACTTCCAAAAACGTGGCGATCAAAGCGTTAACGGTGTTGAATTAGCTTACTCACGTAGTTTCTAATTATTTAGAAATCAATAAAAAAGGACCCAAAGGTCCTTTTTTATATTAAGTCTACTAAATCAAATACTGTTTGAAGTTTAGTACGTATTGTCTTAGAACTAAAACTATTACGCAACCCCTGATGCAACGGTTTAGGAGCTCTATCTATCGTAGCCCATGCCCATGCGATATGTTCGTCGCTTAATTCAGGTATAAATTCTTTATCTACTACACACAAGTATGTGTGAAAACTAAACACTTTATCATTACTAACAAAAGTTTCTAGTGGAAGTGTTTTAATTATTGTTGGAAGTGGCCCTATTTCTTCAACCATTTCTCTTTGAAGACCCTGCCACGGAGTTTCGCCTTGTATGTTTGTACCGCCTACAAGCCCCCATGTTCCTTCATGCTTACCATGGGCTTTTTGTAATAACAAGAAACGTCGTGTAGACTTAGCGTAGAACAATGCTCCGCTACACACAATACGATCTGTTATAGTTCTATTCTCCATTGGCCTATTTCGTACACTCCGTCAAAGCTCTTGTTCCATGAAATACCATTCCACAAATACTGAACTCCTGTGTATATATTCGTTTGCCATATCATTGTGTCTGGATACTGGCTAGCATTGAAGATAATATTCCATGCAGAGCCTGACCATTCTATAATATCGTTTGCACGAGCTATTAAGTCTTCACCGCCTGTAGATTTCCATCCGTCTGCGCCATCTACATTACCAGTATCTCCAATGTCTTCTACTAACAAAAATCTTGTTCCAACAGCTGGAGTTGTCGTAGTTCCGTGATTTTGAGGATCTAATGGATTGTATGTTTGCGGATTAATGATAGCATCGATTGTGCCAGTACTGTTTGGGCGATAACTACCAGCGGCATTGTAATGAATACTATTATCTAGATTTCCTTGACTGTCTATACCTGTGTTTGAAACTAGTGTATCAGGATTCCAGTTAACATGTAATACACTACTATCTACTGGGTCTATGGCAATAGTACCGATTACTTGGGATCCGTTCGGTTGTGTCAGATAAATTCTACTTGATCCAGCCATGTATTTTCCAGGATAATTAGAAAATGCTGTTTCCCAATCAACTACAGAACCGATCTTTGCAGGTGCTGGATCTAAATTTGGTTCTCTTGGATATGTTGTGCCACCAGCACTTAACAAAACTACAGTCCCTTGATTAGCAGTTGGGCTAGCATACACTTCTATTTTATAATTAGTAATAGTTGTTACAACCACATCTATGAAATCGCCCATACTTGTAGTTTCAGGCATAGGATCTTGACCTAGCCCTTCAATATAAGTTCCGCTAGTAACAGATGTACTGTTAAGACTGGTAATAATTTTTGTAATAACACCAAGATGCTTAACCTTAACTGGAGGATTAATGTAAATCGGTGTTTTTAAAGTTAGTGTTGCAATTTCATTTGGGGTATCATTACCTACCGGTACTTGTCTACTAGACCAATTTATATCATTAAGTTCTAAAACAGTTAAACTTGTCCAGTCGATATAGTTGTCAGTAGTTTGTAATTCTAAACTTGGATTGAACAATACTAAGATTTGTTCAAGTATTTGTAATTTTTGTTCAGTGCTAGAACTCCAGATATCAACTTTAAGGGTCAAATCAAATGGTGTTGGCATTAGACGTTCAATAGTATAATTTTTACCTTCACTAAAATCGTAAGAATTTGTATTAAGGTCAATTCCTCTTTCGCGTACATGTACTTTACCAACAAAACTTTGATCGCTTAGTCTGTCTCTACTAAGTGCTAAACTTGTTACATACACAGCAATACGAGGCACGCTATTAACTTTGTTTTCGCTATTTTGTCTAATAATGCTAGCTACTTGTCTATCAGGATCTCCATACATTACTGGAATACGATGTAATGTTCCGTCGCCGTATTTTACCACAAAGTTACTAAACACACGCACAACTTGTGTAATATATCTTCTAATTTGTCCATCGTAAAAAAATTGCATTAGAAATCCGCCTTAGGTCTAAGTACTTTAGAAATGCTCTGTCTTTGAGCTTCTCTAATATTGTATAATGTTACACTCCATTGACCTGCTAGTGGTATAACTTGTTGTCCGCCTGCAATATCTACTAAATTGCCTTGTCGTTGTACATCAGATACTGGATTGGCAGCAGGAGTATCAGGTACTGGATTACTTGACAATGGAGGTATAGTTCCTGCACCTGTAGTTGAGGTTGGACTGGTAATTATAGGTAAATTAATTTGAATACAATTAGTAGTTATACCAGCCGGACTAACATACGTGTAACTAGTTAATAATCCTGTATGCTCACTAACAACATAATCAAGCATAGTTGTATCTTGTTTTAATACCACATATAATCCAGTAGTATTGAAAGGAATCTTTGTACGAACGACAGTCGCATTTGCTGTCAACGTAACAACATCACTAGCAACAGCATCGTTATAAGTCCAGTTAGTATTGTTAATGAATCCAGTTTTTAATGTAGCTCTAGAATCGTTATTAGTCATACTCATGCGTACAGCATCTTCAACAGCAATCCATGCATTAGACGTACCATCAAATCTAAAAAGTCTGTTAGGTAAAAAATCTGTTCTTAAGAAAAAATCATCTGCTTGCGGACTCATGGGAAATTGTATTCCAAATCCAAAATCGTAACCGTTTGATGGATAACCGTCGCCTAACAAATAACCAGTGTATCCAGTGCGTTGTGGGACAGCATTAACACTACTTGCATGTAATTTATTAGAAACATTACTGGCTAATAAATCAGTTTCATCAGCAGTTTTAAGTAAAGGTTTACCTGTATTTGGATCTGCTGCCAAGGTATAAAACTGACGTGTTTCATAACCACTATAAGGTGCATCAGCTTCTGCTTGTGCTACTACTTGATCATTAATAGTCAATTCTTGATTATATGTACTCAATAAATCTTTAAGTGTTGTGCCATCTGTCATTGGATCGCCATTCGCATCCAATGCAGGTTTATTAAAGATATCGGCAAACTGTTGATTGTCAGTTACCTTCTTAAGTTTTAATCTATACAAGTGTGGAAACCATGTTACACTAAAACCTTCGCTAGCACGACCCACATCCTCAATTACATAATATCGCGGTAATGCCATGTCAAAGTCGTTAAGTGCAAAGTCGTCGCGTAAATGCGGCAACTCTAATACATCGCCGCTTATAGGTTTACGGCCTATATATTTTATAAAATCATTAATATGTACAGTCATGTACAATGTATCGTTATCAATAAACAATCCAAATTGACTTAGATTAAAATCAATATTTTGTACATTATACATTCCACGAATACGGTAAATTTCTTGGTCGTATTTTCTATCTCTATTTTCAAGAAATAACAAATCTTGGATATTTGTAGGACTTAAGGTTTGATGAGGCTGATCTGCTGTTGCGTTTGCAGAAGCCGTAGTAGCACCTAGATACTTGTGTACATACACATCAGTACCGCCCGCTTGGAACATCTCGCTGGCTTGACGATCTATGAATTTATAGTCGTTGCCTTTTTCTGGTTTGTATAAGGATAATCGTGGCATAATGATATTTATCGTTAGCTAAATATGTAAGGAGAGTAAAAAATGGATGATCTAGCACCTTCAAATCAGTCAAATTCAACAACAGAACGTAACAAAGTCTTTGACTATGTTCGCGATATGCTGGGCAACGGCATGGTAGATGTTGAACTAGATCCTAACCACTACGAAACAGCCCTTGATAGAGCACTAAATCGCTACCGTCAAAAGAGCCCAAATGCTGTTGAAGAAAGTTACTTATTTTTGGAATTAATCCAGGATCAAAATGAATACAGATTGCCAGATGAAGTTATCACAGTCCGTCAAGTTTTTCGTAGAGCTATTGGCTCAAGAAGTGGTATGGGTGCGGGCGGTACTTTATTTGAACCGTTTAACTTAGCCTATACTAACACTTATATGATGTCGGGTAGCATGATGGGCGGGTTGGCAACATACGATGCGTTTGCTGGATATCAAAAATTAGTAGGACGTATGTTCGGTAGTTATATTGAATTTTTATGGAAACCTACTAGCCACTTGCTAGATATTTTACAACGTCCATTTGCTCAGGGCGAGCAGATTCTTGTACAAAGTTATAACTATCGTCCGGACTGGGTATTGCTACAAGATTACCAAGCTAAACAATGGTTACGTGACTACACTCTAGCAGTTTGTAAATCAATGTTGGCACAAGCACGTAGCAAATTTGGCTCTATCGCAGGCCCTGGATCACCTATAACATTAAACGGTGACAAATTGGCAGCTGAAGCTAAAGAAGAATTTGAGCGTCTTGATAAAGAAATCGACACTTACGTTGCTGGCGGCACCGGTTATTACTTTATAACTGGCTAAGAAAAGTCTTGCTCTTGTAATAAAACTGTTATATACTAGCGTTACTTACGGAGGCGCTATGATTATAGGTGTGTGCGGTTTTATTGGTTCTGGCAAAGATACTATTGCCGATTACTTAACTAACTTTCACGGATTTCGACGAGAATCTTTTGCTAACAGTTTGAAAGATGCTGTAGCGCAAGTGTTTGGTTGGGACAGAGTTATGTTAGAAGGGCGTACAAAAGAAGCTCGAGAATGGCGTGAACAGGTAGATCCGTGGTGGTCAGAGCGTTTAGATATGCCTAATTTAACTCCTAGATGGATCTTACAGTACTGGGGCACAGAAGTATGTCGTAAGGCATTCCATGATGATATATGGATTGCTAGTTTAGAAAATAAACTCCGTAATAGTAAAGACGATATTGTTATTAGCGATTGCCGTTTTCCTAACGAAATTAAATCAATCAAATCTGCCGGTGGCATGGTAATTCGTGTAGTACGTGGCCCTGAACCCGCATGGTACAAAGACGCCGCTGATATGAATGCCGGCGATCGCTGTTTAAATTACGCATTGGCTAAAAGCCGTATGTCTGCTCTAGGAATTCATGCTAGTGAAACAGCATGGGTTGGAACTAAGTTTGATGCTATCATGGATAATAATAGCACTATTGACGATTTATACAAACAAGTGCAAGCACTTATAAGTCTGGAACAAGATCCCCTTGACGCCATGTCACGCCATCTTTGTGAAGAATCCGCTGACAGTTTGAACACACAGTCTTAAGATTAGTATGGCGGCAGTTATTTAAATTGCCGTCCATATGAAACACATTAAACACTTCTTTATGCGGGCTTCTAAACCCGCATTTATCGCATGTGTTTTTCATTTTATAACCTGCACTAGCCCATCGCGGCTCTTTTACACCGCGAATACATAGCCCACACTGACTTCTATAGTAAGGTTTTCCTTCTTTATAGTAATTTACAGCAACGGGCCCACGTCCGCATAAACACAAAGGTCTCATATTTTATTTAAGCCTTTTTAGAGCCTTTTCGGATGCTTATATAAGCGTTGTTTTTCCAAAATACCATAAATACATTAAGAACATGTACTCATGGAGATAACACAATGGCTCAATTAAGTTCACCAGGAATTAGCGTAACAGTCGTAGACGAATCGTTCTACACACCGGCAGCTCCTGGAACCGTACCCCTTATTATAGTTGCTTCTCAAGAAAATAAGAGCAACAGTGCTGGAACAGGAACAGCACCAGGAACACTAAAAGCAAACGCTGGTAAAGTATATCTACTAACTAGCCAAGCAGATTTAGGCGCAACATTTGGAGTTCCATACTTCCAAACTGATGCAGAAAATAACCCAGTACACGCTGGCGAATTAAACGAATATGGTCTAGAGGCGGCTTACAGCTTCTTAGGAGTAAGCAATCGTGCATACGTTGTACGTGCTGACTTAGATACTAAGCAACTTATTGCTAGAACAAGTGCTCCAACAAGTCCTCCAGCAGATGGTACTTTCTGGTTTGATACAGCAGATACACATTTTGGTGTATTTGAATGGAATAGTGCATCAGCAACTACAACAGGCGGTCAAATTTTTACTGACCAAGGAACAGCTGGTAGCCTAAACGTTATTACAAATATTGCGTATGTCAATAACAGTACATACGCTCCGTTACCAAGTTACGGAAAAATTGGCGACTATGCAGTTGTTTCAGTAACTAACTGGAACAAGTTATGGTTCAAGAAATATCAAACTAATACATCTGCAGGTACATGGGTTGAAGTAGGTACTTCAAACTGGGCCGCAAGTTGGCCAACAATCACAGCCGCTGCCGCTCCAAGTAGCATTAGCACTGGCGACACATTGATTATTAATGGTACAACAGTTACTGGTGTAAACACAGTTAGCGCATTAGCAACTGCTATTACTACAGCATTGTCAAGCAGTGGTATTACTGCCGCAGTTATTAACGGTTACTTACAGATTTATTCAAACGGTACTGCTAGCTACAATTCACACGTAGCAGGTAGCTTAACTGTTTCTGGTACTTTAACAGGAACTGTAAATGCTCCAGGTGTACTAGGTCTTGTATCTGGTTCATATCTATGCCCAGCACTAACAGTTAGTCCACACTATCAAGTTCCGTTGTACGGCTACTACGACCAAAGTGGTTACATCGGTGGCAACCCAACTGGTTCAATTTGGGTTAAGACTACAAGTATTAACTTGGGTGCAAACTGGTTTATTAAGAAATACAATGCGGCTTCTAGCACATGGATTTTACAATCAGCTCAGTTATTTGCAAACAACCAATCAGCATTAGCTGTATTAGACCCAACAGGCGGCGGACAAAACTTGCCAGTTGGTGCAGTTTATGTAAAATACAATGATGCAGAAAGTGCAACTCCATTGGCTAACTTTAAGATTTATGGACGTACTGGAACTGGTGCTACTAATATTGTATCTAATATTATTGGTGCAAGCACCTTTGGTACTGCTACTAACACATTTACAATTAGCCAAAGCGTTCCAGGGTCAAGTACATTAACTAGTCCAATAACTGTAACATTTAATACAACTGGCGTAGCTTTAAGCGATGCTCAAGCACTATTAACTGCGTTCACATCTGTAGTAACTGACCCAAATGTTACTGCTAGTCTAAACACAGTATCAAATACAATCACAATCACACACGTGGGCGGTGGAGATATTCGTTTAGTAGACGGTACAAATACTCCGTTGAGCAAGATTTTCTCAACAAGTACAACAGCTAACTACTACTTAGATCCAACTGGTGTATCTAATCACTACATTGCTACTCAGTGGGCCGCAACAGTTAATGGTTCAGGCTTTGCAGTTGCTAGCTTAACACCTCCAACTAATACTCCAACAGATGGTACATTATGGTATGACAACAATTTAGAAGATGTTGATATCATGGTACACAACGGCACACACTGGGTTGGTTATTTAAACTATACTCAGAACCAAGCAGGTGGCACAACAACAGATCCAATGGGTCCAATTACTAGTGCTACACAACCAACAACACAAAGCGATGGTACTCCATTAGCTAACGGTGACTTATGGATCGACACTAGCGATATTGAAAACTATCCAATCATCCACAAGTACAACTACTTGACTAAGAAGTGGGTTGTAATTGATAACACTGACCAAGTAACAGGTAACGGTGTTTTATTTGCGGATGCTCGCTGGTCTAATAACAGTACAAGCAATCAGATTCAAACTGGTGCAGGTACTCCTGATTCTATCGTGTCATTGCTTTCAAGCGATTACTTAGACTTTGATGCTCCAGATCCTGCACTATATCCAAAAGGTATGTTGCTATGGAACTTACGCCGTTCAGGATTTAACGTTAAGCGTTATGTAGTTAACCATGTTGATACAACAGCATTTAACGTTCGCAAGAGCAACGAAATTCAAACTAACTACTATCCAGATCGTTGGGTAACAGATGCTCCTAACGATGTTATGGGTGTTGGACAATTTGGACGTAAAGCTCAACGTGCTGTAGTATTAAAAGCACTAAACGCATTGATCCAAGGTAATCAAAATATTCGTCAACCTGACACAGTTATCTATAACTTGTTAAGTTGCCCAGGATACTTAGAAACAGTTAGCGAACTAATTGGTCTAAACACTGACAACGGACAAACAGCGTTTATCGTTGCAGACAGTCCAGCTCGTTTAACACCAGATGCTACAACATTAAGCAACTGGGGTAATAACACAATGGGCGCGGCAGTTGACGGTCAAGACGGTTTAATTGCTACAGATCCATACACAGCAGTTTACTATCCATGGGGTTATACAACAGACTTGTTAGGTAATAACATTGTTGTTCCTCCAAGTCACATTATGTTACGTACAATCGCTCTAAGCGATAACGTTTCTTATCCATGGTTTGCACCAGCTGGTGTACGTCGTGGCGGTGTAACAAATGCAAGTAGCGTAGGTTATGTAGACGGACAAACTGGCGAGTTCCGAACAGTTGCATTGAACGTTGGACAACGTGACACTTTAGCCGCAATCCATGTAAACCCAATTACATACATTGCAGGTACAGGTTTAGTATGCTACGGACAGAAGACACGTCAGTTAATTGCTAGCTCATTGGATCGTATCAACGTTGCACGTCTAGTAATTTACTTACGTTATCAATTGAATCAATTGGCTAAACCATTTGTGTTTGAACCAAACGATACAATTACACGTAACGAAATGAAACAACAAGTTGAAAAACTATTGTTAGAATTGACGGCAGAACGTGCATTGTATGACTACCTTGTAGTTTGTGATACAAGCAACAATACACCAAGCAGAATCGACAGAAATGAACTTTATGTTGACATTGCTATTGAACCAGTTAAAGCAGTTGAATTCATTTACATTCCACTACGCTTAGAAAATACTGGCGCAATCAAAGGCCTTGGAAAATAATTAGGAGAATACAATGGCAATCGCAGCCTTATCAAACTTTACAGTACCTCTAGCATCAGACCAAAGTGCAAGTTCACAAGGTCTTTTGATGCCAAAACTAAAGTACAGATTCCGTCTGAACTTTGAAAATTTTGGTGTAAGTACTCCAACAACAGAACTAACTAAACAAGTTTCAGATTGTGCTCGTCCAAACGTTAAGTTTGCTGACCAAGTTATTGAAATTTATAACAGTAAAATTCACTATGCTGGTAAACCAGCTTGGGAAGCAATCGCTGTTAAACTACGTGACGATGTCACCGGTCAAGTTAGCAAGCTAGTTGGTGAACAAAACCAGAAACAATTCGACTTCTTTGAACAAAGTAGTGCGGCTAGTGCAGGTGACTATAAGTTTACACTACGCATTGAAATGTTAGACGGTGGAAATGGATCTAATGCTCCTAATGTTCTAGAAACATGGGAATGTTATGGTTGCTACTTAGAGTCAACAAACTGGCAGACATTGGACTACAAAGAACAAGGTCCTGCTATGATTGACCTAAGCATTCGTTTTGACAACGCTGTTCAAACAACTGGTGGCGCAATTGGTTCACCAACAAGTGTACAGACAAAACGTGGTACAAGTACTTTAGGTTCATAATAAAACAGCCTACGAAAGTAGGCTTTTTATTGACTATTCATTAACTACGTATATTATTTTCTAAATAAATAATAGCATGGCCTTCACAAAAACTTCTAATTTACACTCCGATCAGTCAGTAATTCTAGCTGACTATGCACACGCGGCACGAGTATTTGGTGATCAAGGATTTAGACTTGCACCTAAATTTGATTTTTTATTCCACTGTAGTTTTAAAATTAATACTGCCGCACTAAAAAATGCAAATATTGTACAACGATACGGACAAGAAATTAACCTGATGGTGAAGAGTATTGATTTACCTAATTTTACAATACAAACAGAAACACTAAATCAGTATAATAGAAAAAAGAACATACAGTATCAACATAGTTTCGGAGAAGTTACAGTTAAATTCCATGACGATAATATGGGATTAATTAATCAACTCTGGCAAAACTATTATAGCTATTACTACGCCGATAGTACCAGTGCTCAGAATTTAGGAGCATACACTAGGAATGCCACGCAGAATAGTGACCATATTCCTACACCTTACGGATTAGATAATAAAAGCACTAATCCTTTCTTTAGTCAAATTAAGGTATATCAAATGGCAAGACACGAATATGTCTGCTACACTTTAATTAATCCTATTATAACTAGCTTTGATCATGCAAGAGTAGATTACAGTTCTAATAAGACTCGAGAATTTTCAATGAAGTTTAAATTTGAAGCAGTGACTTATAGTGTAGGAGCAGTCGGCGCTGGAGACCCAGAAGGGTTTGAATTATCTCACTATGATACTGCACCTAGTCCTTTACAAGGTGTTAATCCAGATCCTACAGTAATCGATCCAAGTTTTGTGCAGGCCCTCGATACTGCGGCACTTGCTCCAGGTATACTTAACAATGCAATAAGTCAGATCAATGCTAACCAGAACGCACAAGCAAATGGTGCCGCATCAAACGGCGGTAGTAGTGGAATAAATGTTGGATCCATACTAGGTGGATTAGCCGCAGGTGCCGCGGCAATTGGTATCGGTGGTCGACTTATTAGTAGCATTGGGAATCTTGCTAGCGGAATTGGCCTGCCTGATATATCATTCCCAGGCTTAGGAGGAAGTAGTACTGCTACTACCGAAGCAACTCCTAGTGCAGTTAATACAGATACTGCTGCCGCACAAGCTGACGCAGGTGGACAGGGTGCCGCACCTAACGATCAAACAACTACAACTGATCCTAACGCAGACACCGGCGGTGGTGGTGGTGATGGAACAAGTCAAGATCCAGCAGCCGACTACGGCGGATCAAGTAGCATGGACGAACAATCAGGAACATAATTATGGCAGCAGGAAATTTACCAGCAAAACAACAAACATCTGTACAATCAGTTAGATCATTCTTTGACAATTATTTTATAAAACAAAATAGTTTTCCGGCCGCTGAGATAGATGCAGTTATTGGTTTCTTTACTAAACGTGGTTTTGATCAACCTAGTGCTCGTAGTGTAAGCATAATAATGCTAAATCAAGCTCGTACAGAAAACGTAAGTGTATTTCAATTTTTAGATACACTAAAAGGTTTAACAGATGTTCAACTAGGACAATTGGTTGCTCAAGTGTTAAACACCTATAGAGAAAATACAAGTTATCTAGGTTATAGAATACAACCAGTAACCGATACGTACGAAAGTAGAAATATTTTAGTATAATATGGCCAAATTTGCTCGTGGAAAGTATGTAATGAAACACCCAGAGAAGTATGTAGGAACTAAACAGCCTACATACCGTTCGAGCTGGGAATGGAGTTTCATGAACTTTTGCGACAACAATAAAAGCATAATGAAGTGGGCAAGCGAAGCTGTACAGATACCCTACCGCGATCCACTTACTAATCGCCAAACAGTTTATGTTCCAGATTTTTTCATACAGTATCAAGATAAATTTGGAAGAATACTTACTGAACTAATTGAAATAAAACCTGCTAGTCAGACTATTTTGGAACGTGTGGGTAAGAACAAATATAATCAAGCACAGTATGTTAAGAATCAAGCTAAATGGGCTAGTGCTAAACTTTGGTGTAATCAACAAGGTATAAAGTTTAGGATTCTAAACGAAAATGATATATTCAGTCAGACATAAGCATAAGTAATATTATGACTAAAAAACTTGAAGAAATCCTCAACTTACCTGAAAGCAAAAAGATTGTAAAACAGGAAGAAAAGAAACAAGCAAAGGCAGAGCTTGCTCAACCGTTTTTGCGTGACATGTCAGAATATGACAAAATTTCTGCGGCGCTTCCACAAGTAAAAGGGCTAGGTGATGCAGGCGATGCCGAGCTAGATGCACTAGCTCAAAAAGCACAAGATGCGTATGACGATATCATGGACTTGGGCATGAACGTTGAAGCTAGATATAGCGGCCGTTTGTTTGAAGTAGCCGCAAGTATGTTAGGACATGCTATCAGTGCTAAGAGTGCCAAGTTAGACAAAAAGCTGAAAATGATCGATTTACAGCTTAAGAAACAGAAATTAGACCAGGATACAGTAGCCGCAGATGAAGGAATTAATATCCAAGGTGAAGGCTTTATTGTTACAGATCGTAATAGTTTGCTGGAAAAATTAAAGAATATGAAATAAATATAGTACTAGGACTATAACATGAAATCATTTAAAGAATATTTAACCGAGAGCAAAAAAGTTTACGAATTTAAAGTAAAAGTTGCTGGTGACTGCCCAAAAGACTGCACAAGTCTAGTTAAAGCGGCTCTATCAGAATTTAACGTAAGTTCAGTAAGTGCTCCTCGTCGTACGCCAATCCAGGAACATCACAGCGAGTTCCCTGAGCATAAAAACATCCATATGACTATTATCGATGTTACCACAGATTATCCAGCAACTAGTTTACAAATTCGTGAAAGAGTTGCAAGCGGCCTTGGCTTGGCACAGTCTTCTGTTAAAGTTAAATCTATGTTTGAAGAACGCGAACATGCAATTAATCATGCAAATGATGAAACAACCGGCGAAGCCATTCTTGGTGTTGATTACGAAGCAAGCGATAATCAAGATTTAGTTGGTGAAAAGCGTAAGTTAAATTTCCTACAAGAATTAAACAAAGAAAAACATCAAGGTACCGAGTATACAGGAGTTAATGACCAACTTCTTGCAAAAGGTCAACCTAAACATGTTAAAGAAACCCCGGCTAAACAAGTAGAGTCAAAAACAAAATTCGTTAATTTGTTTACTAAGACTAAACACGTAGATCCAGTTAAAGGAGTCAAATAATGAATTTTCAAGAATTGGCAGCAAAATTAAAAGCAATAGAAGAAAACGCAACTGCTGGCGCTACCGGTAGCGGAAACGTTGCATCAGCCGCAATTGGTGCTAGTACACCAGAGATAGATGACGGTATGGAAGAAGCAATTACTAGTGCTCCTCCAGTTGCACCGACAAAAGATGATGGTCCTGATACAGCAGAATGCGGAATGATGCCTATGCCTCCAATGATGCCTCATCCAGAAAAACAACAAGACAATGTTACAATGAATGTAAGTATGAATGGATCAGGCGAAGGCGGAATTCGTAGCTTGATGGATATTTTACGTAACATTGAAAAAGGTGCAGACACTGCACACCCACATGATGTTAGTGCATTGTTTGGCGAACCAAGTAGCGACCACGAACACGAAGAGCCAATCATGGGCGGCAAAGTGGATATTATGTCTTTAGAACAAGACATGGAAGAAAATATTGAAGACGGAAAGACTTGGGGCAATAGTACCCACGGTGATTCAGGCGCACACACAATGGGCATTAAATCAGTTACTCCAAAAGGTAATGATTTGTCCAGCACCGGCGGAACTGAATTTCCAAAAGTAAACGGCGGCGGCAACCCGATGAGCGAATCATTAGTTGGACGTTTACAAGCAATGTACCAACAAATCAAAGAAGCAGACGACAATAAAACTATGAGTCGTGCGGCTAAAGGTGTAATGAAATACGGTAAAGACGGTATGCAAGCACTTGCCAAAGCTGGTAAAGAAGGCAAGAACTTAGACAAAGTTAGAGACAAATACAACAAATACGATTAATAAATTCGTCGCAGTTAGCACTCTGTCCGATAGTGCCAAATAGACTCTTCGGAGTCTATTTTTTTCGGTAAATAAATTTATGGCAAAATCATTAGATGGCGTTCTAACCAAAAAGGCGCATACAAGAGAAAAGTTTTCAGAACAAGAGATTCTGGACATGGCCACCTGCATGGATCCAGAGTCTGGGTATTTGCATTTTGCTAAGAACTTTTTTCACATTCAGCATCCTGTTAAAGGTAAAGTAAAATTTGAACCTTTTGAATATCAGGAAAGATTACTAAGCGCATATCACGGATATCGTTTTAATATCAATATGCTACCACGCCAAAGTGGTAAAACTACTTGTGCATCGGCTTACTTGTTATGGTATGCTATGTTTCATCCAGATCAAACGATTCTAATTGCCGCACACAAATACACAGGCGCACAGGAAATTATGCAACGTATCCGCTATGGATACGAACTATGCCCGGATCACATACGTGCGGGTGTGGTAAACTACAACAAAGGGAGTATCGAATTTGATAACGGCTCAAGAATTGTATCAGCTACTACTACCGGCAATACTGGTCGTGGTATGTCAATATCCTTATTATACTGTGACGAGTTTGCATTCTTGCAACCTAATATTGCAGAAGAGTTCTGGACATCTATCAGCCCAACACTAGCAACTGGTGGTAGAGCAATTATTACTTCAACACCTAATAGTGACGAAGACACATTTGCTATCATCTGGAAAGAAAGTCAAGACCAATTTGACTTACACGGTAATACTCGTGAAGACGGTCTAGGTCGTAACGGCTTCCACGGATTTAAAGCAGAGTGGTGGGAACATCCAGATCGCGGAGAAGAATGGAAAGCAACTGAAATGGGACGCATCGGCGAAGAACGTTTCCGTCGTGAGTATGGTTGCGAGTTCTTGGTATTTGACGAAACACTAGTTAACTCGCTTAAACTTGCAGAACTTGTTGGTAGAGAACCTATACTAAAAATGGGGCAAGTTCGTTGGTATAAGAAACCAACAAAAGGTCATGTTTACCTTGTAGCATTAGATCCTAGTTTAGGAACTGGCGGAGACTATGGTGCTATTGAAGTGTTTGAAATGCCCAGTATGACACAAGTTGCTGAATGGCAACACAACATTACACCTATTCAGCAACAAGTTAAAATCTTACGAGACGTGCTGAAATATATCGCAGATGAGCTAGAAGGCGAATCCTACGATCAAATCTACTGGAGTGTAGAAAATAACACCGTGGGTGAAAGTGCGTTAGTTGTTATAGATAACTTAGGGGAAGAAACATTCCCAGGACTGTTCTTAAGCGAACCTATACGCAAAGGACATGTTAAAAAATTCCGCAAGGGATTTAATACTACATTTGGTACTAAAATTAGCACTTGTGCTAAGGTTAAGTATCTGATTGAAGAAGACAAAATGGTGCTTAATAGCCGCCCCTTAATTAGCGAACTTAAAACTTACATTGCCAAAGGCACTAGTTTTGCGGCTAAAGAAGGGCAACACGATGACTTAGTATCCTCATTATTGCTAATAGTCCGTATGGGATTATTGCTAGCAGAATGGGATCCTACTGTGCTAGACCGCTTGAGCGTAACTAGCGACTGGGTAACTGAAGAAGACTTCGAACCGCCCTTACCGATATTCATATCAACCGGTATGTGATAAATATAACATGAACACGAATTTAGATAAAATAGCATTGGACTTGTATGGAAAGATTGAAACACGCTTTCCTAACATTAAAATTGGTGACGAAAACGCCAAAGTTCTAAGCAAAAAAAGCGATATTCCAAACGCTCGCTTCTTTGAGTTTGAATACAAAGAAAACGGCAAAGGCTTTGGAACTGTTGCTATTACATTAGATGAAGACGACGGAATAGTTGTACAAATCAGCGGAGACCTAGCAGATAGCCAACACCATGGTGCTTTTAGATTCATCCGTAGTTTTAGACAATTTGCTAAAGATCGTTTGTTAAATTTTGATGTGCAAAATATCGGCAAAGATAATTTAGATAAACGTGATTACGAATTTAGAGCAAAACCCAAGGAAGAACCGATGGAACCTATAATGGAAAACAAAATGTTTGGTACAGCTAAAATGAGCTACCAAGATTTAGGCGAAGCAAGGTTGGTTGTTAAACATAGCCAGCCAGTTAATACAGATATTGCCGCTGGACGTACAATGCATATTGAAAGCATTTACATCGAAAACGCAGAAGGTGAGCGTTTTAAATATCCATACAAACATTTAAATGGTGCTCGTGCTTTAGCAGAACACATTAAAGCAGGCGGCAATCCATATGATCCGATCGGACAACACATTGCTAGTTTAAGCGAAGAATTAGCTCAACTACGCAAGTTTAAAAATTATGTAGGACGCAACGATACATTATCAGAGGCCATGGATGATATTAATCAGCAGGTTGCTGAACGAATCGAAGCCGTGAAAAAAGAAGTTCATAATCTACAACGTCCTACATACTATGCTCAGTTTGCAGAATCGTTTACTGCAAATGAAAATCAAGAAATCCCAGAAGAAATTCTTAATGACTGGATTGATCGTTTAACAGTTCGTTCTTTCAATGAAGAATTAAAAACAGCATTTCCTTATATCTATCGACTAGTAGGAGAACAAGCCGCTCCGATTAAAGAGCTAGCACCTGACGATATCTTAAGTGAATTACGCTCAGAAGAAAAAGATGAAAAGGGCAACGTAGTTCGTTGGAAAGAAGAAGGCGAGTGGAAAAAAGCTGAAAAGAAAGATGGCCGCGGCAAAGTTACTAATTTAAGTGATAAAGCTCGTCGTGAAACAGAAAAAATGACTAAAGAAGAAATCGAATTAGAGAATTTTTTCAATAGTATAGTTGAAGACGAAGAAAGTCAAGATGGTGAAAATACATTGTTTAGTCCTAATAAGGCTACACAACAAGCCGCAATTGACAAGTTTAATGAAATCATGAAGACTGAATTAAAAGGCGGTCCTAATGGTATTAATATCATTGACAGTTTGAAAGGCCTTATTGACGATCCAGAGTTCTTGGAAAAGATGAAAAATATCGATCCAGATTTAGATGCACGTGGTGCAATTCAACAAGAACTAAATGGCATGGCTAAAGATGATTCAGAACTTGCTAGAATTATTCCACAGTTAGATTTTAAAGGCGATGGCGGCGAAGCACCGACAGGCGGAGAGCAAGCTCCTCCACCAGAGGCTCCATTAGCACCAAGTCCAGCACCAGAAGCAGGCGCAGTTCCTCCAGGTGCTCCGGCGGCTCCTCCAGCACCGGGCGCAGAAGCGGGCGCAGTTCCTCCAGAAGGTGCTCCTCCAGCACCAGCACCAGTTGCTGAAAGTATGAACACATCAAGACTAAAAGCTAAGTTCATTAAAGCTCGTGAATGCGGTGCTGAGTTAGATCACAAAATGGATTTTGGTCACAAAACAATGACATTGCACGATGCTATTCGTGAATGCGGACTAACTCCAATGGAATGCGGTTTTGCATCCGAAGAAGATCTTGGACAAGATGCAAGCGGTATTGACCAAATGCTTAAGAGTGTTTCAGGTTTTTGGAATCGTGAAGAAAAGAATTTTACAATCGGCGGAACTCGTGCCAAAACTAGAATTGCTAAAGGATTCAAAGACGGTGAATTCCCTAATGCTACCGAGCAAGAACTACAGCATGTATTCCATATGATTGATAAAATGGATCCTAGCGAAGAGCATGGACACCATGACGAACTAAGTCGAATTAAACAACTAGCACACGGACACGATAGCGAAGTAGATGAAGGTAGTGACGATCAAGAATTTGCTAGTATGATGCAACAGTTTATAGACAAACATCAAGGAGCAGATGTTGATGGTATGTTAGATCAATATCTAAAAAGCCATCCAGATGCTAAAGTAACACGCAACCATACCAGTAGTGGAACAATTAATGGTAAGTCTGCAAGTTACGATGATGCTATGAAACAAATGCCTAAAATTAGTTTTGGAGGACAAGACTTTGATATGAATAATCCAGATCAAATGGGTAAAAACATTCAAGGCATGATGGGAAATATGATGGGCAAGGCACAAGGTCAAATGCCTAATCAGAACGTACAATTTCCAGGTGGGCAGATGAATCCATCTGACATGATGAAGGGCATCATGAGCAAAATTAATTTTGGAGATCAAAAATGAAAAGAATAGATGAATCACAACTATCAGCACGAGTAGCACAACTACGTGAAAAGATGGTTGCTTTAGAAGGTGACACTGCTTCACAAGTTGGCAATGTTATTGGACAAGCCGCAAGAACAGGAGCAAACGTTGTAACTGCACCTGTACGCGGAGCATGGGACATGGCTAAATCAATAGCTGGCGGTGCAGCCGATGCAGCCAAAGGAGCATGGAACGGTTTTACTGGCGGTGGACTAGATCCGTTGCATCCAATTGATTCTGCAACTAATGCCGCAAATAATTTTTCTCAAGCTGGGAAACCTGCGGCGGGCGGTGCGGCAGCTCCAGCTGGCGCAACAGCACCTGGTACTAAACCTGCGGCACCGGCAGCTCCTGCGGCTAAGCCAGCCGCTGGCAAATCAGATCCTGCTGTTCTAAAACTTCAACAAGATTTAATTGCTAAAGGTGCAAAAATTAAAGCTGACGGTATTATGGGACCAGCTACACAAGCGGCACAAAAACAATTTGGTGGAGCACCTGCGGCGGCAACTCCAGCGGCAACTCCAGCGGCAACTCCAGCGGCAACTCCAGCGGCACCAGCGGCAACTCCAGCGGCAACTCCAGCGGCACCAGCAGGCATGCAAGCAGTCGGCGATGACGAAGGCAACACAACTATTACTCGTCCAGACGGAAGCACAATGGTTGTCGGACCAGATGGTAAACAAATTATGCCTGGTTCAAATCCTAACTTGCCACAGAATAAAGGTGTTATGAACACTATCAGTAACAAGCTACAAGGTAAAGGCGAATTCCAAAAACCAACAGGATTTATTCCACCAACTCCTGCGCCTGCGGCAGCACCTGCGGCAGCACCTGCGGCAGCACCTGCGGTACAAGCCCCAACAGCAGATAACAAACCTCAACCACAAGGCGCAACCGTTTGGACAGAATCTACTGGATTCGATGAAGTTCAACGTTTGGTAAGTTTAGTTCACTATCGTTAAAACGAATAAAAAATACCACATTTAGGGCAAGATTTTACTTGCTCTTATAAATAAAAGCGTATACAATAACATGTATGCGCTTTTGTTTTATGTAGATCATATAACAATACTAGGCAAATAAAAAGCACATAAAGGCTAACAATAGGAGATATATTATGGCAACTTTAGCTGAAATTAGAGCAAAACTAAAAGCATCTGAGCAAAAAGGTTCAGACAACAATCGTTCAGGCGGTGACAAATCAATTTACCCGTTCTGGAATCTTAAAGAAGGTGGCGAATCTACACTTAGATTTTTACCAGATGGTAACACCGACAACACTTTTTTCTGGGTAGAACGTGCAATGATCAAATTGCCATTCGCTGGAATCAAAGGTGAATCAGAAAGCAAACCCGTTACAGTACAAGTACCATGCGTAGAAATGTATGGCGATTCTTGCCCAATCTTGGCAGAAGTACGTGGCTGGTTCAAAGACCCTTCATTAGAAGACATGGGTCGTAAATACTGGAAGAAGCGTTCTTATATTTTCCAAGGTTTCGTTGTTGAAGACGGACTAGGCGAAAAATCAGAAGACCAACCAGAAAATCCAATCCGCCGTTTCATTATCGGTCCACAAATTTTCCAATCAATTCGTTCAGCACTTGTTGATCCAGAGTTGGAAGACTTGCCAACTGACTACGTACATGGGTTGGACTATCGCATGAAGAAGACTTCAAAAGGTGGCTATGCTGACTACTCAACATCTAGTTGGGCACGTCGTGAGCGTCCACTAAGCGATGCTGAACAAGCGGCTATTGAAACAAACGGCTTGTATAACTTGTCAGACTTTTTGCCTAAGAAACCAGGCGAAGTAGAATTGAAAGTTATGAAAGAAATGTTTGAAGCTTCAGTAGACGGCGAGCCATATGATATGGAACGTTGGGGTCAATACTTCAAGCCAGCAGGCATGAGCCAACAAACTGGCGATCCTGTAAAGCAAACTCCTAAAGCCTCTGCTCCAGTAGCAGAAGACAGCTACGAAGACGAAGCACCTGCTCCAGTAGCAAAGGCAGCACCTGCACCATCAGCACCAAAAGCTGATGCAACAGCAGGCGGCGATTCACGTGCTCAAGACATCTTGGCAATGATTCGCAATCGTCAAAAGCAATAAAAAGTACAGCTCCCGGTCTTGTTCCTATAAGGTCCTCCGGGGGCGTTTTCATTTAGGAGAATTAATTTATGGCCACAAAAGCCTTCGATTTATCGAAATTTAGAAAGACCTTGACTAAGTCTATTGACGGTCTAGGCATCGGGTTTAATGACCCGACAGATTGGGTTAGTACAGGCAACTTTGCTTTGAACTACTTAATCAGTGGTGACTTTAACAAAGGCATTCCTTTGGGCAAGGTTACTGTATTTGCCGGCGAGTCAGGTGCTGGTAAGTCATACATTTGTTCAGGCAACATTGTTAAGAACGCACAAGAGCAAGGCATTTATGTTATCCTAGTTGATAGCGAAAACGCCTTGGATGAAAAATGGTTACACGCACTAGGTGTAGACACAAGCGAAGACAAGCTATTGAAACTTAACATGGCTATGATCGATGACGTTGCTAAAACTATTCATGAATTTATGTCAGAGTACAAGGCAATGGAAAACCGTCCTAAGGTCTTGTTTGTTATCGACTCATTGGGCATGTTGTTGACTCCAACAGACATTAACCAGTTTGAAGCAGGTGATTTGAAAGGTGATATGGGTCGTAAACCTAAAGCACTTACAGCACTTGTTCGTAACTGTGTAAACATGTTTGGTAACTATAATGTAGGTATGGTATGTACTAATCACACATACGCAAGTCAAGACATGTTCGATCCAGATGACAAAATTTCAGGCGGACAAGGATTTGTTTACGCAAGTTCTATCGTAGTTGCTATGAAGAAGTTGAAGTTGAAAGAAGACGAAGACGGTAACAAAGTTTCAGAAGTCAACGGTATTCGTGCCGCTTGTAAGATTATGAAAACTCGTTACGCAAAGCCTTTTGAAACATTACAAGTTAAAATTCCATACGAAACAGGTATGAATCCTTACAGCGGTTTGGTTGACTTGTGCGAGAAAGCCGGCTTGTTAAAACAAGAAGGTAACAGACTCAAGTGGGTTGATCCGGAAACAGGTGAAGAGTTCAAATTCTACCGAAAAGAATGGAAAGATGATAAATTAGATATGTTAATGAATAAATTTCATATAGCATATAATACAACTACCATTCCCGAGGAGAACGAAGAAAATGTTGAATGAAACACAAATTGGTGACATCTGGTTGCTATTCGCAGATTATATTGATAAGAAAGTTATCGACAGCGTAGCAGAGCGTTATGTAGATTTACTAGCCGATTTCGGAACTAGTGACCGTGTAATGCAAAATGCAACAGGTGTTGACAGTGTTTTAGATGCCGCAATCGACTACTACTTAGATGAAGAAGATGACGGCGAAGAAGACGACAACTACAACGAAGAAGACGAGGATTATTAATGGGTTGGTATACCGATATTGCTAAAGACATCAGTAACATCCCTGATGCTGTGCTATACTTTGAAGCAGAACTAGTGGAAGCTCGTAAAGAGGTTAAACTCACTGGTAATGTTGAACGAGCAAGTGCGGCCATGCCAGGAATTGTTGAGCATCGCTTCGGCCAGTTACAAGAAATCGAAGCAATATTGGAATACCTTAACATTGAACTTCGTAGACTTAAGAGCAGTTTTTTCCGTAAGTATTTGGAAAGCTATCAACGTGCTCTTAGTAGTCGAGATTGCGAAAGATTTGTTGAAGGTGAGGCAGACGTTGTTGATATGGAAAAAATTATCAACGAATTTGCCTTGCTACGCAACAAATGGCTAGGAATTACAAAAGCACTAGACCAAAAACAATGGCAAATTACAAATATTGTAAAATTACGTGTTGCTGGTATGGAAGATGCAAGTATCTAAGAAAATATTGTTTAACGGGTGTAGTTTTGTTCACGGTGACGACTTAATGTGGCCGTATACAATGGTCGAACACTACGATAAAACAAACCCAGACTATTTAAAAATATTAAAACAATTTAATATATCAGGTCTTACTGAAAAAACAGAAATTTTTGAAAATGTTGAAAATATTGCACGATATGGAGCAACTAACGACCTGATTACATTTTCAACAATTGAATTTTTTAATAATATCCCCCAAGAAGAGCGATCAAACTATGTAGCATGTATAGGTTGGTCAGATCCTTGTAGAATTATGGTGCCTAACACATGGGCAGATCCAGCTGAGGATTTTTCTAAAGATAATAACATAGAAAATCTCCAAAAAATGTGGTTCCATTTGAATTTATACACAATGAATGGTAACGACAGTGACGTGCAACAAAAATATAAATCTTTGGCAGACGAATATGTACGTCAGTTCGACGATGCATACTGGTTTAAAGAACATATTAAAAATATTCTAATTCTTGAGAACTACTTTAAGGCAAACAACATAGAATTTGTCTTTTGGAACAGTATTGGCTTTCCTTTAAAAGCAGTTGACCAGTACACAAAAGATATTTTCCTAAATTTAGTTGATTGGTCACATTGGATCAATTGGGTGGACCTTAAAGTTCAATACATGGTCACAGGAACACAAATTCCTCCAGGGTTCAGTCACCCTTATGACCAAAAATTAGGAGTTTTTTGCTCTATGCTTGAAGTAATAGGCGAACCACAAGCATGGACACGCACTAAGCATCCTGGTCCTGAAGCTGTAAGTTTATGGACAAAGATTATTTTGAAACATTTAGTCAGAAAAAACATAATTAATGGTTGACTTTTGTGTTAGCATCTGCTAACATTACTAATATGACTACTGTTGATAATTTATTACTGAGAATTGTTAATTTTACTGAACCTGCTATTGAAGAACAAATTCATGCTAGGGATAGTAAGGTATTAAGAAGCCTTGCTTTGTCGGTTTCCAATGGAGTGTTTATCACTGAAAACCAAAGTAAACTACTAATTAAAATTCTTAAAGAAAATTCTAAAAAAATAATAAATTTTTCAGAAGAAATTGAAGAGCGAGTAACAGAACCTAGTTGGTCACGAAATTTTCGAGAAATTGAACAAGTACGTAAACTGTACATAGGTAAAAATTCTGATGATGAATTAGTATTAGTAATTGAAACGACCTTCAACTCGCAAATTCGTAAAATTCTTAATGACATATCAAAAAATTGCGAAGGTGTCATTGCCGCGTCTAATGGCAAAAAGTATATAACTGACCTAACCGAAAAAAATATCGTAATTTTAATGGACGCACTGGCATCCCATGATTTCGATATCGACGAAAAAATAAAAAAACACTACGAAATCATAAAAAGTTGGTCGGAACAAGATGTTATAGATCAGTTCAAGTTAACTAACATAACTAACACTAACTTTCAAAAACACATCACCGAAGACCTTGGCATTTCGACCGCAATCGACCAAAATATCATTAATGACAGAAGTGTAAGATACCAATTTTTTACAGAAAATCCAAAAAATCTTGGAGAGTCGTTAACCGAGTACATTGCCAACAGACCTAATACTAAGCTATGGGTTGATAAAAATCAACACTCACTAACAGACGTGGTATCAAGTTTAATAGAATTAAAAAGATTGCCAATTTTAGTGGTCTTTGATACTGTAGTTAATGAAAAATACCTCGAAAATTTGAAAATTTTGTCGGAAGCACTGGAAGCTAATAACATAGACGACCGAGTTGGTGTTTACTTTAGATTAGAAAATGACGACATGGGCAAACAGTTTAATCAGTTGATTAAACAAAAACAATACAACTACGAGCTTGGTACAAACACTGTAGTTACCGCAGTACAAAGTGGAAAATTACCGAAATTTTTCATAAAAAATGCATGGCGTCCTATGAGTGTAATAGCACTTGATAGCCGTATGGGTTTACGTCATGGCAAAACTGCTGTATACTCTAATTGTTGTGACCTTATAGTTGAATGGGCAGAACAACCTAACTTATTAGAACAAAAGAAAATCGGATCATGGCGGTAAAATTAGTAATTTGCGACGAAGTAAATATCAAGTTTGAGAACTTGTCGCTAGATGCACGAAAGAAATTAGCAAACACTTTTAAGTACGAAGATCCAACTGCAAGATATAGACCTGCATATAAACTAGGTCGTTGGGACGGCAAGGTATCGATGTTTGGACTTGGTGGCAACGGTTATCTTAGTCAGCTAGAAAAGTGCCTTGGCATACTTGCAGACATGGATATTGACATCGATGAACTGGAAGATTTGCGTACTACAAGTAAAATTGAGTTTACTCCGGTAACTGCTAATTACTGGGCTGACCAAGGAAAAGTATGGCCCGAAGGTCATAGATTTGCAGGACAACCGATTGTATTGCGTGACGATCAAACTGAGGTAGTCAACAGATTTTTTACAAATACTCAAGCCTTACAAGAAGTAGCAACCGGTGCTGGTAAGACTATTATGACAGCAACTTTAGCTCATTGTGCAGAGAAATATGGACGCACAATCACTATTGTTCCTAACAAAGATTTGGTCACGCAGACTGAAGAAGACTTTATTAACGTTGACTTAGATGTAGGTGTTTACTACGGTGACCGTAAAGATTTAGGTAAGACACACACCATTTGTACTTGGCAGTCGCTTAACATTTTAGACAAAAAATCTAAGAACTGGGATGCAGATATAGCATATACATTGGCTGAATTCTTAGACGGAGTTAAGACGGTTATTGTCGACGAAGTACACATGGCCAAAGCAGAAGTACTGAAAAACCTACTAACACAAAACTTGTGCAATGCTCCGATCCGTTGGGGATTAACTGGAACAGTTCCTAAAGACGAATTCGAAAGCGAGCCTATTTTTGCTTCAATCGGCCCAGTAGTCGGCGGCATTAAGGCACACGAATTACAAGAGATGGGTGTGCTCAGTAACTTGCACGTAAACATTTTACAACTTATAGATTTACCAGAATATAAGACATATCAAGAAGAATTAAAATATCTTGTTACTAACAAAGACAGGATGACATATTTTAGTAAACTAGTTCAAGGCTTAGCAGAGACAGGCAATACATTAATTCTAGTCAATAGAATTGATACAGGCAAATTATTAACAGAAATGATAGAAGGCGCTGTTTTTATTTCAGGCGAAGTAAAAGGCACGAAACGAAAAGAGGAGTACAAAGAACATGCAACAACTGATAACAAGATTACTGTGGCGACTTTTGGTGTGGCCGCTGTGGGTATTAATATCCCCCGTATTTTTAATCTGGTTCTTTTGGAGCCCGGAAAGAGCTTTGTCCGCGTTATACAATCAATTGGGCGCGGCATTAGAAAAGCAGAAGACAAAGACTTTGTACAAATCTGGGACGTTACGTCGACCTGTAAATTCGCCAAGCGTCACCTCACTACGAGGAAGAAATTTTACAAGGATGCCAAGTATCCGTTTACAATACAAAAAGTGGACTGGCAAAAATAAGGAATCATGCAGATATTAACATTAGATAACAAAACGTTTTCATTAAACAATTTACCAGATGAGGTAGATGAAAGTACAAGATTTGCAGTCTTGGATAACAGCGATCCTCAAGCGCCTGACTTCTTTTTTATGCCTCTAATATTTTTAGAAAGTTTTAATGCACCGGCAATGGTATTAAGAATTGGCGAAGACGAAGTGGTTATGCCTATTGATTGGTGCATAGCAGTAGGTGATAGTACAAGTGCTTGCGACATAGAAATTCTACCATTAACTAGTTTAAACGATAGAGGCTTCGAAGCACTATGTTTTAATCCGCTAAGTTCTTTTAGGGTAGAGTTTAAAAAGATAGAAATTGTTAATTTTTACAATGATGTTAAATGGTACTTTCCAAAGATGAAAAATGGTCAATTATTAGCAACGCCATTGCACGGAGGAGACAAACCTTTATGCTCATACTTTGTTAAAGAAATTAGCAAACAGAATGAAATAATTCAATTGGATAAGATATTATGACATTAAAAATTGCATACTTCCAGCCAACAATTTTAGCAATTGATCAAGTTCCTCATGCAGAGTTTAGTAGGATTTATAGTCTAGCAGAGCAGTTACATAGCCATCCAGAGCTTAACGATGCCGACAATCCTTTGATTAGTATCCGCGGTGGACAACAGATTCAAGTGTATCCTAATAAGGTTAGCCTTGATGTTAGTTGGTTGATCACTTGGTTAGAATCTATCTGTCAAGGATATCTAGAACTTGTCACGGCACAGTCTGGAGTAGAAGAATTAAAGTTCGTTAAACCTCAAATTATCAGTGCATGGACCATTCGACAATACGAAGGTGATTACCAAGAAATGCACACGCATCCGCTCGGTAATTTGAGTGGAAACATTTATATAACTGCTCCGGATCTACATGAAGACAGCAAACCGAGCGATAGTCAAATATCTTTTAGAATGCCACATACTAAAGATATTGGTAGATTTATCATGAATGATACATGGAAATTTAGCCCAGAACCAGGAGCAGTAATTTTATTCCCAAGCCACTTACCTCATATGGTTTATCCGTGGAGAGGTACTGGTAGCAGAACAGTGTTGGCATTTGATGCTCGGTTGGTACCACGTGAGGAGTTTATCGATGGGAAGTCTTAAACCAGGTGCAACTCTTGTACACGAACGTGTAAAAAATGTAGTTTATTCCAGAGAATTGGGTGCAGATCCTAGTACACGAAAAGTAGTCGGTTGGGATTATGATCCTGCCAATCCAACCTATGATCCACGTACTAGCGGACGACAAGAGTTGGAAGAACATAACGAATGGATTAAAATTCGGTTGGAAGCAAAAACCAATCCCACTTTACAAAAGGCGGTGGATCGTGTTAAAATGTTGTATAAACTAAGCAAAGAAAAATATGAGTGAAAAAGTTGAACTGAAAGAGAAATTGGCCGCAGTGGATCAAAACATCCGCGAGCTATGGGACGCCATGACTCCAGAGCAACAAAAAGCACTTAAGAATGAATACTTTATTCTTAATAGATATGTTAGTAGTGTTCAAGGACAAAAACGTGAAATACAAGAACATTTTGTATTAACTGTTAATGAATATTTTAACAAACATTGGAATAGTTTACAGAAGCATCCTAAACTTATGTGGATGTTGTTGTGTATGTGTAGCTACAACGGAGAGAAACAATTCTTTCACGAGTGGATAGGGCATAAAAAACGTGCGGGTTCAAATACTAAGAAAATTCGGTTCTTAGAAGAGATTTATCCTAATAAAAAACAAGACGAGTTAGAACTGTTAAGTAAGATTAGTACTGATAAAGAATTAAAAGAACTAGCTCGTGCATATGGACTAGACGAAGCAACAATCGCTAAAAAATTAAAATGATGGCACTGGCTAATCAACCTTATATTTGTGGACATTGTGGTAAAGGCTTCATGCAAGAGAAGACTTTATTCGTTCATGTTTGTGAACAAAAACGCAGACACATGGCTCAAAAAGAAAAACATGTAGTACTTGCGTTTGACACATTTCAAAAATTTTATAAGTTAAATCAGCCAAATAGCAAGCAGGAAAAAACCTATGAAGAATTTTGTAAGAGTCCTTATTATAACGCTTTTGTTAAGTTTGGCAGCTTTGTCAGTAACGTTAATCCTCTCTATCCATCACAATTCATTGACTGGATTGTACGAAGCGGTGTCAAACTCGATCACTGGTGCAAAGACGAACTCTACGAACAATACGTCCTCGAACTTATCAAAAGAGAACCCGTCGAAGTCGCATTAGAGCGCAGTATAAGTCATATGCTGGCGTGGGCAAACGACAACAACGCACCTTGGAATCATTACTTTTTATATGTTAGTTTAAGTCGTGCTTGTTATGATATTAAAGATGGAAAAATTAGTCCTTGGATTATTTTAAATAGTAATAATGGCAAAGCAATGTTGCAAAAGTTCAGCGATGAGCAATTGAAACATGTACAAAATATTATCGATCCGCCGTTCTGGGTAAGTAAATTTAAAAAATTACCAGCAGACGTTGCATTGGTAAAGGAAGTAGTCAAGGAGTCTAATATATGAACAATCCCGTGACTTGGTTATTGTACGATGGTACTATTTTAGAAGAAATTCCTGAACAAAACAGATGTGCGGATATATGGCGTCTTGTTAATCCAGAGACAGACAAGCCATACGATCCTAACAAAGACGAACCTAAACAGTGGATACACACGGACTACTAATATGCCAGATATTGATATCGATTTTGCAGACAGAACAAAGGCTTTAGATGTTTTAAAGCATATCGATGCACGACTAGATAGTAGTTCTAAAAAACACAACACTGGTGTATATTGTACTTCGATCCCGTATAATCCAATTACAGGAATAAGTACATTAGACTACAAAGAAGCAGAAGATAGAGGTTATTTTAAGATAGACTTTTTGAATGTTAGTGTCTACGAAAAAGTAAGAGATAAGGCACATCTTACACAATTAATGGAGACTGAACCACTATGGGATTTACTGTTACAGGACGAGTTTACAAATTTACTATTCCACGTAAATGGGCATGGCTACTTGATGAGACAGATGAAACCTACTTCAATCGAAGAATTGGCAATGTGTCTAGCTTTGATCCGCCCAGCGAAGAAGCATCTTATTGGGAAGACTTGGCAGGAGATTGCGAAGACGATTTGGGAGAAGCCGGAGAACGGTGATTACTACTTTAAGAAAGCACATGCCATTGCTTACGCACACGTGATAGTAGTTCAGATGAATTTAATTTGCGAGAATGTTAGCTACGAGTTTAGTTAACGTACTTTTCGCACCAATTGAACACTTTTACGTTTAACACGTTTTAAAGTTAAGTTCATTAAATTAACAACAGGCCCTAATACAACTCTAGTATCCTTGCTGTTAAATGTTTTTATAGCATAGGCAAATGGGTGAATTTGATCCCTACAAAAAATATTAATAGGATATTGACGGTTACTTTCCCACCACCATATTTCTCCTATTTCTAAAAATTGTGCTCTTTCCTCAGGAGTTTTAATAGAGTTGAGGTCGTAAAAACTAGTTACGAATTGGTCCTGGTTTATTATAATTCCTACATACTCGTTTTCACCATAATTAATTACGCTGATAAACGGTAGATTTTGTTCGATATCGTCTCTTAGTTTTGCCATAAATACTATTAAAGGGTCCTTGCCAAATGCAAAAAATTCAAAGTTATTTATATCCTAACAGACACATACTAATAGCTGATTTGGCAGGCTTCATCGTGGAGAACACAATCGTGTATGCAAAGACAGTAAAAATCTATAAAGGCGTTGATAACGTCATCCAGTTCGACATACAAAATGCCGACCAGAAACGATTGGACTTAGTTACAAGTCCCTTAGTGACCGCGATTGAGATGAACGTGATGGATATTAGCGGTAAAGCTCTTGCTAGTAGCCCGTATACCGTAACACCAAGTTCTATTAAAGGCATCGCTACAGTTACAATTCCAAGCAGTGATTTAACTGATATTCAACACCAGAGTTTACAATACAGCGTAACTGCTACTGACGGTGATGGTAATAATATCCCGTTATATACTGACAGTAGATTCAGTGCAGTGGGCACTATTGAAGTTGTAAAGAGCGCAGTTCCAACAACTCGTGCGGCAACAGTATACGATCGTTTTAGCGGTGAAATTAACTACATGGGTAATGTTATTAATCATACCAGCGCATTTAAGAGCAAGTTTTACGAAGCAGTTCCGACCACTACTTTGACTGTTACAGCCCATGTTACCAATTTTACAGGTACAATTTATATCGAAGGAACAGAAGACAGCACAATCAGCGTTGAATCTTTTAGAGATGCTACTCATATTTCTTCAACCACTTATACTAGATATACAGGTACTGTTACATTCCCTACATTGCAAATTGGTAAAAACAACTTCTTCAGAGTTAGCTGGGTTTACCCAGATATTTGGCAATGGGGAAGTCAGCAAAACGCCCTTCCTGTTTACGGAACGGTTGATACAGTTACCGTTAGCTCTTGATTTTAATCAATTAATCCGTTATAATTAGGTATGAGCCTAATAGCGGATACACTACTACAATACTTACCCGGAAAGCGTAAACAAACTCCAAGTGGTTGGATTTCGTTTAATGCTGTCTGTTGTGACGACAAAAGACAACGTGGAGGTTTTATTGTAAATGGCGGTGATGCTGTTAGCTATCATTGTTTCAATTGCGGATTTAAATGTAGCTGGCAACCGGGCAGACACATAAGTAGAAATATGAATAAGTTCATGCGGGATTTAAATATTCCGGATGATACTATTGCTCAATTAAGACTAGAAGCACTAAAACACGACAGCAATAACAATACTGAAGTTCGCAGTATTATTCCAAAGTTTGATGTACGTGCAATGCCAATCGATAGCGAACCTATCACACACTGGCTAGACAATCCTCCAGAAAAACTTATACCTGTATTAGAATACATGGTGAATAGAAAACTTTTTCCTGAAGATTTTCCTTTCTATTGGACACCTAAAATTGGATTCAGTAACCGCTTGATTATTCCATTTTACCACGATGGCATCATTGTAGGTTATACTGCCCGTGCAATTAACGCAGACGCAAATCCAAGATACTTGAGCGAACAACAGCCCGGATATGTGTTTAATTTAGATCGACAACACGATGAAAGATCTTTCGTGATTGTGCTAGAAGGACCTATAGATGCAATAAGTATTGATGGGTGTGCGTTGATGGGCAGTGAGATCAAAGACAGTCAAAACTGGTTGCTAAAACAGTTGGGTAAAGAAATCGTTCTTGTACCAGACAGAGATCACGAAGGCCCTAAATGTGTAGAACAAGCGATTGAACATGGGTGGAGTGTTAGTATGCCCGACTGGCCCGAAGGTGTTAAAGACGTTAACGATGCAGTTCGTAAAATTGGCAAGTTAGCAACTCTATGGCTAATTGTTCAAGCAACAGAATCTAATAGTCTTAAAATACAGCTAAGAGCAAAGAAGTGGTTTCCAAAGGATGACAATGAAAAGAATAATTAATTTTTTATTATGGCCGTGGCACAAATGGCAAGCCAAACGAGCATTTAATAAACGCCTAAAAGAATTGAGAGAACGTGATCCGTTCATTTATAAATGATTAGTTGGGGTATATCAGCAAACAGTCATGATGCGGCATTAGCTGTATTTCTTGACGAGAAATTAGTATTTGCTAGTCATAGCGAGCGTTATAGCGGCATTAAAAACGATAGAGATTTGTGCAAAGGTCTAGTTGCAGATGCAAAAAGATTTGGTTCTCCAGACAAAGTTTATTGGTACGAAAAGCCTCTTAAGAAAACAATTCGTCAATTATTTGCAGGGCAAGGTTGGAAACGCCGTGACAATGATATAGAAATTTACATGGCAAGATATGAAATCGATGCTCCTATTACCTATGTAGATCATCACCATAGCCATGCGGCATTAGGATATTATACTAGTGGATTCGATGATGCCGCGGTCTTAGTTATAGACGCAATTGGCGAATTTGAAACTATGACTATATGGCAGGGCAAAGGCGACAAACTTAAAAAGATTTGGAGTCAAAGTTATCCACATAGCATAGGTTTGTTTTATTCTGCTATGACACAGCGCATTGGACTAAAGCCTAACGAAGACGAATACATTACAATGGGTATGGCCGCATATGGCGAGGCTTGGAAATTCACTAGCATGATGCGTACTGACTTTGTTAAAGATTTTAGCAAAGCAACATTCAAACGTAACTTCCACAGAGGTTGTCAAGACTGGGCCCCGGGTGTATGGGTCAGTGAATATTTTGATCTTGCGGCATCTACTCAGTATATCTATGAACGATATTTTGAACATGCTCTTGAAAAAGCAAAAGAGTTGACCAAGAGTAATAATTTAGTACTTATGGGCGGGTGTGCATTAAATTGCCTTGCTAATCGTATTACTGGTAGATACTTTGATAAAACATGGATCTACCCTAATCCAGGAGACGCAGGTTCTGCTATTGGTGCAGTACTGGCAAAACATCCTAACTGGAAAGACTATACAGACTGGTCCGATACATTCTTAGGATACGACATGGGATACCGGTCTTCAAACGAAGATATTGTATCTTACTTAGAAGAAAATAAAATCTGCGGTGTTGCTAGAGGTAAAGCAGAGTTTGGCCCACGGGCGCTAGGAAATAGATCATTACTAGCAGATCCCCGTGGAGATGATATAAAGGATAAAGTAAATGCTATTAAACAAAGACAAGAATTTAGACCATTTGCTCCCGCGATTTTGGAGGAGCTATGTGACACTTACTTTGATATGCCTCCTGGCTGGGATAACAGTAGGTATATGCAGGTCGTCGCTCGTTGCAGGGTTCCTGACTTATTACCTGCTATCGTGCATAGGGACGGCACTAGTCGTGTCCAAACTGTCCCAAATGACGGAAGCCCCTTCAGAAAACTCTTAGAGTTGTGGTATGCAAAAACTGGGTGTCCTATGTTGCTTAACACTAGTTTGAACATCAAAGGACAGCCTATGGTTAATAATCATGCAGATGCAAAAAACTTTGAACGCCATTATGGTGTTAAAGTGTTTAATTAAAGTGTATAATAAGAAATGGCTCAAAATATAAATTACGGATATGATGTACAGAAATTGTACTTAGAAATGATGTTAAGCGATGCGGAAACATTTGTACGTTGTCAGAGTATTTTTGACCACACATTGTTTGATCGCAAGTTGCAAGACTCGGCAGAGTTTATTAACAAGTATGTAGAAGAATATAGTGTACTACCTACATTTGACATTGTAAATGCGTCTACTGGTGGCAATTTAAAGGTACCTGAAGGTGTTAGAGAAGCAAACTATGATTGGGTATTAAATGACTTTGAAACCTTTATTAGACACAAAGGTCTCGAGAGAGCAATTTTAGAAAGTGCCGACTTACTAGAAAAAGGTGAGTATGGTCCGGTCGAAGAAAAGATCAAAAAAGCAGTACAAATCGGGTTACAACGTGACATGGGTACTGATTATTTTGAAGACCCGAGAGCACGTCTTGCAAGGATCAAGGACAAAAATGGACAAATATCGACAGGTTGGAAGAGCATCGACGACAAACTGTATGGTGGCTTTAATCGCGGTGAGCTCAATATTTGGGCTGGTGGTTCTGGTGCAGGAAAATCCTTATTTTTGGCAAATCTTGGTGTCAATTATGCTCTCGCTGGTCTCAATGTTCTTTACCTTACATTAGAACTTTCAGAGGACTTGGTGTGTATGCGTATTGATGCGATGACCACTGGAATCCCCACAAGAGAAATTTTCAAGAGCATCGATGACGTTGAAATGAAGGTTAAGATGATCGGTAAAAAATCCGGAAATCTTCAGGTCAAATACATGCCTTCGGGTAAAACTGCCAACGACATTCGTGCTTATATGAAAGAGTATGAAGTCAAATTAGGACACAAGATTGATGTGTTGCTTGTGGACTATATGGACTTGATTATGCCTTTGAGCAAGCGAATCAGTGCTGAAAACTTGTTCGTGAAAGACAAATATGTATCGGAAGAATTACGAAATTTAGCAGTAGAAAAGAACTGTGTGTTTGTAACTGCGGCACAGTTGAACCGTGGTGCCGTTGAAGAAGTTGAGTTCGATCACTCGCATATCTCAGGTGGTTTGAGTAAGATTCAGACAGCAGATAACGTGTTTGGTATCTTTACAAGTCGTGCTATGCGTGAGCGTGGACGCTATCAAATTCAGTTGATGAAGACACGTTCTAGTAGTGGCGTTGGCATGAAGATTGACTTGGAGTTTAACATAGATACATTGCGTATTACGGACCTAGAAGAACAAGATGGATATGGAAGTGGAACGCAAAGTGCAGGTAGTACATTACTGAACAGTATTAAACAAAGACAAACAATAGCTCAAGAAAATCCAACAGATGGTGTAGCAGTACCAAAAGTTCGTGCTCAAGTTGAAAGTTCTAAGTTAAGAGATTTGTTGGCAAACCTGCCCGGTGACGAGTTGTAATCCTCTTGTAATATGATTTTGCTGATGTTATAATAAATACGCATATAATTAAATCGGAAGCGAATCATGGAACTACACCACATCAGAGATCTGACCGACCCACTGGTCAAAATCATTAAGGACGACCCAGTTCGTCCGCACATCCCACTCGAGCAACGTATCAACGAAGCCGCAGAAATTCTTATCCTTAAAGCTGGGGAGGAAGTTCTGGCGGCCACTTGTATGCAGTGGTTAACTGAAGTTCCAGAAGACGAAGAAGATCTTGTTGAAATCTCAAAAGACAAAAATGTTGCGGTATTTTACACTATTTGGAGCTATAGTCCAGGTGCAGGACAGAAGCTACTTAAACAAGCCGCAGAATGGTTGCTTCGCGATTATAAAGACATTAAAGGTATTGTAACTTTAAGTCCACAAACAGAAATGGCCAAGCGATTCCATCTAAAAAATGGTGCAAAAATTCGCCGTCAAAACCCAACAAGCGTTAACTACGAATACTATTTCAAGGAATAGTTTTAGGTAAATACTAGTCAATAAGGACTAGTTTTATGACAACGCCGCAAAGGTCTGTTAGGTTACAGAGATTCCATTCAGTTGAATTATTAGGAAATAGCGCCAATTCTGGCGAAGTTTTCTATGATGCCGACCAAAATACTTTACGTGTTTTTGATGGACAAACAACCGGCGGATTTAGCTTATTAAAAGCCGATTTAAGTAATGCTACAGGGATAGTTGGTGGTGTAACAGTCGGTACGGCACCTCCAGCAAAAGCCAAAGCTGGCATTATGTGGCTTAATTCCAATACCGGTGCATTGTACGTTTATTACACAGATAGCACTAATAATAGCTACTGGGTTCAGACTGAAACATTTTCAACAGGTATAACAGATGTTGCCGTAACTGCCAACATAGAAGGCGGCACCTCTGCTACATCATATAGCCGAAGCGAAGTTAGATTAGACGGCGGCACAAGCATATCTACATATTCATTAAGTCAGGCAAATACTGCCTTAGACGGTGGCGGATCAGTATCAGCATATAACAGTCAAACAGATCTACTCGTAGACGGTGGAGGTTCCGTCGCGGTGTATAATAGTACAAACTACAGTGGTAGTTAATTTTAATAATGGAGCCCATAAATGGCAAATAAAATTCAATTAAGACGTGACACAGCGGCAAGCTGGACTACAAATAATCCGACGCTGAGTCAAGGCGAACCTGGATTAGAAACAGATACCTTTAAAATTAAGTACGGCGATGGTACAACTCCTTGGAACAGTTTAAGTTATCCTTCTGGAAGTAGCTACTCATTACCAACTGCAACTACTAGTGTTTTAGGCGGAGTTAAAGTTGACGGTACAACAATTACTGTAAACAATGGTGTGATCAGTGCCGCATCACAAGGCGGTTCTTATAATAATATTACCTTAACTGGAACAACAACAGTTCAAGAAATTACCGAAGTCGTTAATACAAAGACAGGCGCAACTGGTGTTGTTACACACGATTACGCTACTGGGTCTATTTTTTATCATTCAAATATTATTTCAAGTTTTACTGTAAATTTAATTAATGTTCCAAATACTACTAACAGAACTGTTACGTTGACGTTAGTTTTACAACAAGGCGGAACTAACTACATTCCAAACGGATTCCAAATTAACGGAACTAGTTATAGTATCGGTTGGGCGGGCGGTATCACTCCAAGTGGTGTTGCTAACAAAATCAACTATGTAACATTCTTCCTATTAAATGTTAACAGTACATGGACTGTTAACGGCAACCTAAGCTCATACGGTTAATATAAACTATGTCACTGATTTTTCCTAGTAACCCTACATTAAACCAAACTTTTACCTCTAATGGTACTACTTGGTTTTGGGATAGTGTAGCCTGGACTGTACTTCCTACAGATAGTCCTAGTTTTAACAATATTACAGTTGGTAATACTGTTCAAGCTAACAACTTCTACGGGACAATGTTTGGTCCAGTAGTAGGTAATGTTACAGGAAACTTAACAGGTAATGTTACAGGAAACTTAACAGGTAATGTAAATGCTACATCCGTCGTGGCAAATACATTAACTGGTGCAATTAGTACTGCCGCACAACCAAATATTACTAGTTTAGGTACGTTAAATTCTTTAACAGTTCAGGGTGCAATTACTGCCAGTAATATTGCGGCAATCATAACAACTCCGGCACAGCCTTATATTACAAGTGTAGGAACTTTATCAAGTCTTGCAGTTACCGCAGGTATAACAGCTTCTACACTAACCGGAACTATTAATACTGCTACACAACCTAATATAACAAGTGTGGGAACATTAACAAGTGTATCAACAACCGGAGCAATTCGAGTAAACGGGCAAACTATAGTGGATTCTAGTGGTAATGTGTACGCAGGATCAATCAAACTTAAATCGCTATCAATAGCGATGGCAGCGGCTCTGTCATAACCCGATAAATATACTACTAGGAGCGACGATGTCAGTACAGATTAAATTAAGAAGAGATACAGCGGCAAATTGGGTTAACGTAAACCCAATTTTAGGTGCCGGTGAACCAGGCTTAGAAACCGATACAAATAAGATCAAGTACGGTGATGGGCAAAGCCGTTGGAATTCTCTTCCATACCCTACTGTAACATTCCCGACTACAATTGCCGCGGCTAGTTTAGCCGCAAACGTTGCTGGTGGAGCCGCAAATCAGATTCTTTATCAAACTCAAGCAGGTACTACTGGATTTATTACAGCGCCAACACAAATTGGTTTCTTACAATGGACTGGTTCAGGTTATAGCTGGAGTACAGGCGGTTACGCACAAGGTTCTCAAATTTCAGGTACAATTTTAGCATCAAATATTGTAACTTCTAGTCTTACTACAGTTGGTACCTTAACAGGATTAACTGTCACAGGCGCTATCCAAGCTAATGGTGGAGTTGCCGGTAATGTCACAGGAAATTTAACTGGAAATGTAACTGGAAATGTAACTGGAAACGCAACTACAGCAACCGCATTACAAAATTCAAGAACAATTAACGGTGTAGCATTTGATGGTACACAAAATATTACTGTCACTGCGGTAGCAACCAGCGCACCTGCAAATAGTCTTACTGGAAACACTCTAGCAAGCGGTGTTACTACAAGTAGTTTAACTAGTGTAGGCACATTGAGTAGTTTAACTGTAAATGGTACAACTACCCATACTGGAGGAGCAGTTTCAATAACATACGGTACTGGAAATGCACTGTCAGTTACTGGAAATGCTAGTGTTTCTGGCGTATTATCGGTGGGCGGAACAAACATAAAATCATTGGCTCTAGCTTTCGCCGCGGCAATGAGTTAAACAATAAATATAAGATCACGGAGAATTAAATGGCAAAGAGTCAACTTAGACAATACGTTTTTACACCAGGGAATGCCGGAGCAGGCACTGTAGAAGTACCGGGTAAAATCGACCTACAACAATTATTGATTATTACTAACACAACTAGTAATCAAATCATATACAACTTTGCAGATCCTGTATATTCAGGAACAACTGTAACTTTTAATCGTGCAAACGATTCTAGTTTTCCTACAGCGTTAGACAACGCGGATGGTACAACTACGATTACATTGAGTGTTAGCACTTCTACTCAAAGTTCAACAGATAAGTTACAGATTTTTTACGAACAGCCATATCAATATGTACGTATTCCAGAAGTTGGCACTGATGCATTTGAACGCACTCGTGTTGCTCCTCCACAGTCTATGCTTGACGCTGACTTTGAATACGGACTACAGCCAACTAAGTGGTTAACTATTAGTCAACAGCGTGGATATCCTTCCATTTATGAAATTCCAGGAACAGACATAGCAGTAACGGCTGTAACAACAGATGCTAGCTCAGGTGCAGGCGGCCTTTCTACAGCTGAATCTGTTATTACTGTAACCACTGGCTTAGCACACGGCTACTCCGTAGGTACTCCGTTTACAATCAAAGGTATGAACAGTGCCATCATAGGCTATGACCGTTCTGAAGGTTCTTTCATTGTATATCAAGTGTTAAGCTCGACACAGTTTACCTATATTGCCAAAGGTAAAGTTGGTTTTACAAGCGGCGACAACATTTGGACTGCATTCGTACAATTACGTCAAGGCGGCTTCTATACAGGTTCTTCAATTAACGCAGTTATCAACACTACAGCATTAGCTACAAATAGTTCAGGTAACTTAGTTACTGTTGGTACAACAGCTGGTATGACTGTCGGTAGCCCAGTTACATTAGGACAAGTAATTACTAACTGTATAGCAACAAGTAGCTCAGGTAATCAAATTACGCTAGGAACTACGCTAGGTTTAGCAGTAGGTATGCCAATGGTATTTTCTGGATCTAGCTTTGGTGGTATCACTAGCGGAACAACATACTATGTACTAACTATTGTTGATACCAAAACTATTACAATGAGTACTACACAAAACGGTAGTGTATTTGTTCCAACAACAGCACAGAACGGTAATATGAACGTTACTGCTGGCGCAAGTTTTGGCGGACTAGTAGCTAATAATAATACTGCTGGTAATACATATTATATTACTAGTATTCCAACACCAGGTACAAACGGTACAGTTACATTGAGTACTAACCTTCAATATACAACTACAATTACCAACACAAACAGTATCACTAACGGTGTTAAATTTGCAAACTATACTTACCAAGGTCAAACAGTTGGTGGAACAACTAACATGACAGTGGGTGAATCAGTAGCTATTAGTGGTAGTACCATTGGTAACTTGGTAGCTGGTACATATTACATCTATCAGATTTTAGATAATAACTATGCTATCTTAACTGCAACACAAGGTGGTGCACCATTTGTACAAACTACAGCCGCTGGTTCGATGAACGTTACTGTAGGTACAAACGTTACCTTAACAACTGTGGCCGCTAACAGCGGATTCTTATCGTTCACAGCAGTTTGCCCTCCAACATTTACATTCTCTACTCCAGCTACAACTGCTGGTTTTACTGCATCATTAAGCGGTAGTACATTGACTGTAACCAGCGTTGCTAGCGGTTCGTTAGCTGTTGGACAAGCTATTGCGTTGAGTACTGGTAATACTGTGCCAAGCGGTACTGTAATTTTAGCTCAAGTTTCTGGTACTACCGGTCAAGCTGGTCAGTATACTGTAACTACAAGCACAGGTAGTATCAGCAGTAATGCTAACTTTATTTCAGTAGCTACACAAGCAACAATCACTGTGAACACTACTACTCCACACGGTTTAGTAGCAGGCGATACTATTAACGTAGTAGTTACATCTGACAACGGTACAAACAACCATTTACTTGCAAACGGTCCATTCTTTGTTGAATCTACCACAGCAAACACTGTCAACGGTCAGTCAGTTATTAACCAGTTTACATATACTGCACGTGGTGTGGGTATATTAACTAGTGGTACAACTATCTTAGCTCAATTATATGCTCGTCCAGATAGCTATTATTCACACAGACCATTCGATGGCGGTGTACAATTAGGAACAGGTTTGCCAAGCTATGGCTCACAAGCTATACGTATGAGCAAGAAGTATATTCGTTATCAATCTGGTAAAGGTATTAACTTTAACACTGGTTTGCTAATGGCTCCTAACTACTTTGTACGTAGTGTATATGCTAACGGTACTACAGTCGGTAGTACGGTAACTGTAGTAACCGATGACGTGGATCACGGTATGCAAGTAGGTGCAACATTTACTCTAAGCGGTGTAACAACTAGCGGTTATAATGGTACTTACGTAGTTAGTGGTATTATTGACGAACGTACAATTCAATTTGTTTCTACAAACGTTTTAGGTTCAGCACAAGGTGCAATTATCAGCGATCCATGCTTGTTAAGTTTAGTATCATGGGGCGGCGCCGCAGTTCGTTCTGGAACATACGATGAGCAAAACGGTGTGTTCTGGCAATATGACGGCCAAGTAATTAGTTGTGTACGCCGTTCTAGCACATTCCAGTTAGCTGGTACTATTACTGTTATTCAAGGTAGCGGACAAATTATTGGTCAGAATACTCGCTTTACTTCACAACTATATGTAGGTTGTAAGATTGTTATTCGTGGTATGAGCCATACAGTAACTCACGTTATCAGCGATACATTGATGTATGTTAACCCACAATGGCGTGGTGCTAACAGTGTATCAGGTATTAAGGCAACACGTACAATTGATTATGTTGTACCACAAAGTAAGTGGAACGTGGACCGTTGCGATGGTTCAAATGGCCCTTACAATCCAAGCGGATATCAGATTAACCCAAGTAAGATGCAGATGGTTGGCTTACAATGGACTTGGTATGGTGCTGGATTTATTGACTGGATGATTCGTGGTCCAGAAGGTAGATACATTACTGTACATCGTTTACGTAACAACAACTTGAACAACGAAGCTTGGATGCGAGCAGGTAACATGCCTGTACGTTTTGAAGTAAGTAACGAAGGTGGTGCTAATAATCTAGCACAAAACGTGCTAGTTGGTGAAACAAACACAATATATCTAAACGATGTAAGCAGTTTCCCAGCATCAGGTACTATAATGATTGATAACGAGTTTATCACTTACGGAAGTAAGAGTGCTAGTTTGAATACATTAAACTACCTAGCACGAGCTCAACCAATAGCACCGTGGGCAACTGGTGGATATCGTACATTCACAGCAGGTGCCGCGGCAGCTCACTCAGCAGGTACTGGTGTTGTTGTAATTGGACAAACAGCTAGTCCAGTCGTAAGTCACTGGGGTGCGGCGTTTGTACAAGACGGCGGATTTGACTCAGATCGTTCATACATTTTCAACTACAGTCAGCCTAACGTTAACATTTCAACTAAGAAGACTACAGCGTTTGCTGTGCGTCTAGCACCTAGCGTAAGTAACGCTCTTCCAGGAGATCTTGGACAGCGTGAACTTATTAACCGTGCGAGTTTCTTGCTACAACAGCTAGAATCTAGTGCGGGTACTGGTGGCGGTAACGCGGCCTTGGTTATTGAAGGTATTATTAACCCAAGTAATATGCCAACTCCAAGCAACATCAGCTTTGCTAGTTTGAACTCTATAGCCAACCCAACTGGACAGCCAAGTTTCAGTCAAGTTGCTACAGGATCAACCATGGTGTTTGCTGGCGCAGTCAACAACTACTTGATAGTACCTATTGCATTACCACTTGGTTCTACAACTATTCCGTTGACTCTAAACCCAGCTACACAAGCACCAGCAGTATCAGTGGCAGACGACATTTTCTTCCCAAGCACAACTGGTGCGTTGAACGGTTTAACTCGTGTGAGCACACTAGCAACTAGTTCTGCTACATTCACAAGTACTATCTCAACTAGTACAACTGCTAGTATCACAACTGGTTCTATTGCTGGTACTGTATTCACTGCTACAACAGTCGGTTCAGGTACACTACAAGCTGGTATGGTTCTAAGCGGCGGCGGTATTGCTACTGGTACATATCTTGTTGCTCCAATCGCAGGCGGCACAGGTTCAGGATCTACTTGGACAGTAAGTATTAGCCAAACAACAACAGCAGGTTCAAGTACTGCTACATTGTATGCTCTAAGCACTACAATTGGTACTGGTACTATCCTAGTTGGTAGTGCAGTAACCGGTGGTACAATTGCCGCTGGTACATACATTGCTAACCAAGTTAGTGGTACAACTGGTGGTACTGGTGTGTATGCGTTGATTAACATTGCAGGTAACACTCCAGCAAGTGGACAAAACCCAACAGGTTCTACCTACTACGGTGTAACTGTTAACCAAGGTGTAATTACCTTTGTTCCAAGCACAAGCACTGGTACAGTTATTAACATTAGTCGTAACACTTACGCACTACCTGGTGAAACTGTATTCTCGTACATTAACGCTCCAGCTAACAAGGACGCATTGGACTTGACAGCATTTAAAGAATTGACCAATACACCAATCGGCGGACGCGGTTGCTATCCGAACGGTTGTGACGTATTATTTGTTAATGCTTACATTACACAAGGTTCACCAATTAACCAGAACTTAGTTCTACGTTGGGGTGAAGCTCAAGCGTAATCAAACAAAAAGCTCCGAAAGGAGCTTTTTTGTTATCTAAATATCTTGGCAGGTTTAAGCCCTAGTTGCGGCCTACCGTCCCATGCTAGATTGCTATTAGCGCCTGCTTGATCCACATAGTGTAAGAACACTTGTACTTGTTCCCTACCTTGATATGGTTCACGCCAGTGTTCAATCTCAGGCCCAGGATACACGCACATATCTCCAGGATATAACAGTACAGGTTCTCCCGCCATGTAGATTGCCCACGGTTCAGGATCTATACTAATGTTAAGTGTAGCTGATATTTCACAGCTGGGACGATCCTTGTGCCGAACCATCTCCGCACCATGCCAATAGATTCGGGCATAACTGTAAGTGGGCACAACATCTAATCCGCTAGCTTCGGCCACTTGATCTCTTAACACAGTTAATAAACTTTCAGTGACCACAGGAGCATAACAACTCCAACAGTTAAACTCAACAGGGTCCAATCCACTAAAATAACTACGATCCGTCAAGGGCACGTTATTGGTAAAATACTGATTGTTCTTCATCATTTGCAAACTGGTGTGAACCAAGTCTAGCACAGGTTGGGCAACAGCGCCCCGTATGATCTTATAAGTTTCCATATGATATTTAACATGCGATAAATACTCAATGCGATTATTTGAATTTGCCCCACAAACTACAGCTCAACCTACACCACCATTAGCAACTACTCCTTTGGGTAGTGTACTGGAACGTACAGCCAAGGCAGCTGGTATTGTTGGAGTGGAACTAGCACAGTTATTGGGCCAATGCCACGTTGAGACCATAGGTTATCAGACACTTAAAGAACTGCCCAACAAATGGCAACAGCACTACGAACCACCTTCAAAGACAGCCACTATGCTGGGCAACACACAGCCCGGAGATGGACCTAAGTTTATTGGGCGCGGATTCATACAAGTTACTGGCAGATACAACTATGATCAGTTTGCCCAGAACTCGGGTATTGACGTAGTTAACCATCCAGAGCTATTAGAAAAGCCAGACACAGCGGCCAAAGCTACTGTGGACTTTTGGCTAAATCGTGTACGTCCTTTGGTCAAAGATTTTACTCGAACAGACTCAGTGACCAAGATCATTAACCACGCTAAGAAGCATGCCGCGGAACGTAAGACAGCATTTAAGCAGTATGCTAGTGCATTACCTACTCCACCTAAAACTCAACCCGCTACACAGCTAGCACAAGCCAAAAAGCCCCAACTACAAGCAGGTAGTCCAGTGAATACTACCAAGCCTAAACCACAAACAAAACCCGCGGCTCCCAAACCTGCAACACCTCCACCTAAAGCAGACTTGGGCCAATTTATCAAGCAGAAAGGTTTCTAAACTATAAGTATATGACGGAGAACAAGTCATGTACGATACCCACGCTAGAACAATAGTTAAAGCAGTAACATTTAGAATTCAAACCATTGCCCTACACTGGGTAATTACCTACTTGTTTACAGGTAGTGCTTCAAAGAGCACCACAATGGTGTTTACCATCACTACAATCAACATGATCTACTACTGGCTACAAGAACGCTGGTTTGCCCGCATAAGTTATGGTTGGGCAGGTACAGATCTCAAACGCCGCAGTCTAGTTAAAGCAGTCTTATACAAGACATGGAGTCTAGCTGTAAGTCTAATAGTGGGCTATATAGTACTGGGCAACATGGGCGATGCCGGCTTGTTAACTGTGATTAAACAGACTATTGCCCTAGCTGACTTCTACGTATTTGAACGTGTTTGGAATAAGATTACGTGGGGAAGAACAAGCGAAGCTCAAAGCTAAATTTTTAGTTAGCGAAGCTCGGAAAAAAATTCCTATAGCTACGAAGTAGCAAGCGGTAAAACGCGAACTAGCGTTCCCGCTCATTAGCCCTTTTGCATATACCTTTAATCAAACGGTGTCTCTCACTAGAATCCACCCTAGACTCACTTATACGCTCAATATCCTCTATGGCTGTTTCCAAGATCTCTATACGATTCAGAGCCGTGTAATAGCGATCTCTCAAAGTGGACGCTTGAAAGATGCTGACTAATCCTGCGATTAGTTTGGTTAACCATATGTGTGTATTCACTAGCGTTTATAGTAGTAAGCTATGGATGCTATTAGCGTAGATAACACTAGAGCAGTATTCAAGTCTAATTCACCAGTTAATCTTCCTAGTATAACAATCATTAGTACTAGTGTAATAAATGGTAAAAAGCATAAGAAGATCAGCTTAGACAATCCAATTAAGAAAAATCCTAATTTTTGTCCGAAAGCATAACCTTTAGTTTCTTGCATGGTAGTCATAAAATGGGTCCTGTAAACTTTAAAAAATCTAGCGCAAAAAAATTTTACGAAGTACTTATGGGTAAGCCCGTGGCTAAATCTAACCCTGGATCTACTAGTGGGCATGAGTCTCCGTATAGTAAGTAAAACTCTGTGAATATTCTTCCGTCTGGCACCCAAAAGCGTATACGATTAATGTGTATTTCACAAGCTAAGTTATGGTGTTTAATAAAGGCGAGCACATCCTTGTATATGGGATTACGGGTTAAAACATAGTATTGACGCATGGTTAGTCTAGTTTGAGTATACGCTGTAGCCAGTAGCCAAATGCATGTATAGGCGGGATTACCAATACTGTACACACTATGGTTAAGAGAATCCAAAGAAAGTTGTTCATACAGTACTTATAGTAGGGGGCCGAAACATCAGCCCAAATAGGTTCTTGCAGACCTATTTAGATTGCTCGCGAAAAAATTAAAAGAAGTACTTATAGATTTAGAGGGGTGAAAATACTTCGGTACCCATGCGCTATAGCTAGTTGTTGCTATTTTACAACACTTACGCCTGGTGCCCCCTGGTACTCGGTCGGTGGTCGAAATAATTCTTTTTGAAATATATTTTTCGATTTTGAAATCAAAAAAAATCCTAGGAACTTGCCGGGAGCGAATCGGGCTTATGGGTTCCTAGGACCTAACTACCAGACAACCTAGTGGGAGCGAATCACGTCAGCTGTCCTACTACTAGCTAGGGCTTATGGGTTATAGCTTATGTGCCCTAGCTATGCTGTAGCCTGTTAGCGGCTACGCATACATGTTACCTCTACTACACTCTGCCACTTGTTAGGCATGCTCACACGGATGTCAGCTACCTTGAGTACCATACGCAAGCTGAGCTCGCGCATACGTTCAGCATTGGCTACAATGAACTCTACCACTTCCTGCTTCTCTGCGTCCTCTAGCTTGTATGCGTCCAACATACCACAGTCACGGACTACCTGCTTGATACGCAATAGCTTCTCACGTGTAGTATCAATAGTCAAGTCCAAGTAGTGGCAACGTGACTCCAGTGCTTCCAAATGATCACGCAACTTCTTTGACTTAACATGATCAAACTTGATGTTACTGATAAAGATAGCACCACCTTTGAACTCAAAGCTGTTGGGCATGCCTTCTTGCTTGAGTGAGCGGCTGTCCGTATTCCAATGGATCATACGCTTCTTGCCTGAGTCCAAAGCTGCCTTTAGAATGTTCAAGGATAGGTCATCCAACAATACGCTATCACAGTCATCGAACACTAGGATACACTTAGGATCAGCAAACTCGTAGAGCTTCTTGTACAAACCAATGGCACTCATTGCGCCCTTAACCACTTCATACTTCTTGAGCTTGGAGTCCTGCGCTACATTAGCGAACACATCATGCTTGCTCAAGACTTTCTCAACACCAAAGCTCTTACCAACACCCGGGGGTCCTGTGACAATCATAGCACGTACATCACCCTTCTTAACCGCACGAGTCATGTCTTCCAAGATGTCAAAACGTTGGCCCAACCGTGCCATAATCTCGTCATCTGTTTCCTGTTTGAGTTGAGCTTCTTTGGCCTTCAAATAGTCCTTGTCTGTTTCCAAACTAGTGACTTCTGCTTTGGCATTTAGCAACATCGCGCTCGTTACAACCTTACCCATTTTCGCTCCTTATAAAGTGTTTATTATACTACCTAATGTTCTTACTTGCAATGATTAAGAGCAAGAACATTAGGAGTAGATGAAATAAAGTAAACCAGTTCATATTAGTCTAAACGGCTACCGGCATAAGCGCGGAGTCCAAGTCCTTGTAGATATGTAGCCAATGCTTCTGCACCCGCTTCTTTTACTGATACTGACTGAGTTGGGAGTTTTGCTGGATCCCAGAAGCTAAGGCATTTTGGTTTGTAGTCTTTGCGAAAGCCTGCCTTGATCAGCTCTTTTGCTTGAGCTGAGTTAGTACGGTCCACGTATACATCAACCCAACCAAAGCCACATGCGTCACGCTCGCCTACTCGTTGATACATTTCGATGCCTGCTTGGCGAGCAAGTTCAAAGCCTGGAAGTACTTGTTCTGCTGTAATCATAGTTCGCTCCTATTAATTGCTGTTGAAGTAGTTATTATACTACCAAAGGGTAGGGTTGTCAATAGCCTTTCGTTTAGAGTGGGCTTTGATGCCTTCCTCTACGAACAGGCTCGCGCCCAGGATGCCTAAGAATGCCCACAAAGGCCAAGTGAAGTAAAATGCTTCTAATAGGGTTTGTAACATAGTATCGCTCCTTTGTTATTAGTCTTAATTATAAGCTCAAACTGCCTGGATGTCAATCACTTTGCGGACGAATCCAGTGGTATCTTTCTTAGCACGACCCTTAGCCTTCAAGCCTGCAATCACGTTCTTCTTGTCCAAAAAGCGCAAGTCAGTTTCGTCAGCATTAATAACTTCACGACCCATATATGTCTCTGGGAGCCGATCAAACACCATTGCCACATTCATGCCTTGTGCAATCGCTCGGGCTACATCACTATCGTTGCCGTCTGCGGCACTGAATGTAAGGTGGTAGTTAGGCAAGTGGCTAACCTTACGACCCAAGACCTTAGTGTAGTCGTAGAACTGTACTTGAGGGAACTTTTCAAAAATGCCTGTCTTTTCAAACGCCAAGTCACTAGTACCATTGAGGCGGAACACTGGAGTCAAACCCAGCTTCGTTGCCATCTTAATACCTTTCACAATGTCTGCTTCTAAGTCTGCCATGAACGCATCTTTGTTTTCAAAGAAGTACTTGGTCTTGCGGATGCGAGCCTGCTGAATCATGTTGGTGTTCTC